TGATCCAGAACCAGAGAAGCAGTCTAATACAGTCTCATCTTGCGGACAGTATGCATTGATCATTCTCTGTAATATGAATTGAGGCTTGACTGTAGGATGAAAGTTAGATTCTTGTGCCTCTTTAGATACGGTGGTCAAATTACCTTCCCATACAGTTGTGGGTATCGTACCATTCGTGTAGTCTTTACCAGTACGCAAGTTACGTTTCATCTTACGTTCTACTTCTACCTTAGTGCGATCAAAGAAGAACTCTTTACCCTTGCTGTAGCACCACGCTGTCTCAAACTTATGTGCGAAGTTGTTACGGGGTCTACCACCCCAGTTATATGACCAATGAATAGCTGGCTGTGCAACTAGTCCATCAATCTGATTTAGTACCTCTAACTTGAGACGAAAGAACAGGTCAGTCTTTTGTGTACCCCAAACGCACATCATACGTCCATCTTTCAGTACACGGGCGCACTCAGTAATCCACTGTCTGCACCATTCTAGATAAGCATCTTCTGTGGGAAATGTATCCCAGCCAGCACCACCATCATACCCGATGTTATATGGAGGATCATTGTTGATATGACCAACAGAGTTGTCGGGCAATGACTTTAGAAAGTCAAGGCAGTCTTGGTTGCTTATCTCAATTGTCATAGCTACCGACCTTGACAAACTTACGTCTCGACTTTGAGAACTGCTTCATAGGCGTACTGAATACTTTCAACTCAGCATCAGGCGCTTGATAAGCCACTAGATGGCCATTTTGATCTACATGATAATTACCCTTAGGCATATCCCAATCAGTCACTTCTTTCAATATACTAATCAAATTCATTATACTCCGGATTTTTATATACTGTAGTATACATGGTTTTATCAGCCAAGTCAATCTTTACCGTATTGAGGTTAGTTGTCTGTCCTGGCTTTCGCTTTGCATTGTTCTCTGTAAGTTGACGAATCACCTCATCAGTCTTGGGTCGAATGATCATCATGCAGGTTTCTTTGTAGAACACCCCATAGTAGTGATCGACCTCTGCATAAGCATCAAGGGCAGATTGCTTATAAGCACCGTTGTATACACCCTCAACTTTCAGAGATGAGAATAGCTTGCCAGTTTTAGGATAGCGAACTCGCTGAAACAGGTTGTTCAGTTGCTTGTCTTCGATTGCTTTGGATTTGTATTCGGCAAACTTACCATTAGCTTCGTCCCAAGCATCAGAGCCGTACTCATCAGAGCCTGCACCCGCTGATATCTTGGTGTGTGCCTTGTGACCTAGCTTCTCTGCCATCACGGGCTCACGCCATTTGGTCTTGTCTGTGACTTTGTGAAAGCCGTCTATCTCACCCTTGACGTACAAGGCTGCCGCTAGTTCTTCATAAGTTAGTTGATCGGCTAAACTCTTTACTGCTTCCAAATTCATAATGTAAACTCCAGTTGCTCTATGCATTCTAACGCATATTTACGCTCAAGTCTATAGGCTTCTTTTTCCCATGGAGCATCGATGTAAGATACGTTATTATAACTTTTCTTTTTCCACATTGTGTTGCCGTGGGCAACTCGTAACTCACGCCTTGCATACTGCTTTACGTGAATCATTTCGTGGATGATCGTTCCGACCAATTCAAATATAGGTAAAGATTTGCGAATAGTAACGGTGAACTCACGATTGGTATCTTCTTCCATACAGTAACCGTATGCATCGTCACCATTCATTGAACTGAGTTCAACAGCGATATCGAGTGTTCGCATTTTGGGCATCAACTTCGTGATACTCCAGTTGACAACCATCTCAGCTAATTCACGTTGCTTTTTGGTACCGCCTGTGACACAAACTTCATTCATAATCAAACCTCATCTCAACGAAACAAGTATAGTATCTCACATATCTATGAGCGTGTCAACACTTTTTTTAAAAAAAGATTTGCTTATAGATCAAGCACTTAGGTCATAAAAGGTATATTTGCATAAAATTTCTTCACCTGGCCAGATATCTTTGGTAGCTACCATGAAGAATCTACTGTCTTTTTGCTCTTTGGCGATGTTTGCGTTGTCTTCATCGTGGTTATAGAAAGCGCCAAGGGGTGTCCTCATAAGGTGTTCACCCCAATAGAAATGAGACATCCCTATCTCTTCGCCCTTTTCTATCTTCTCTATACACCACAGACCTAGTCCGTGTATGCTCGACTTCTTGATTGTTACACAAGATGGTAGTGGTGTGTACATTGTATATCCTTTCTAGCGTTTGATGCCTTTGACGATACGAACTATCTTGCTCATAAGCATCTTGATTACAGTGAAGTGAAATAGACCATGACCGTATAGCCAATGGAATGTGTGGTTATTTTCTATCTGATCTTTACTACCGAACTTACGAGTCCAGTTGTCTACGTACTCGCCTTTGTATCTTAGTACAGCGTGTGATATTTTAGACTTCGATGGTCCTACACAACAAATACCTGCTTGTCTTGTGAGTAGCATCCACCACATTTTTATATCGCTCTCTCCACAAAGTCGCCATAATAGCGACAAAGCGTAGTCTTCGCAATCCCCTTCGAACTTACCTTCTTCACTTTCGTTACGAATGATGCACCAAGCATCTGCCATTCCGTATTGTTCTTTGTCATACCTATACTTCCATTTGGCAGTAAAGGCTGAAGTAACGGCGTCTCTATCCCGTATCTCCTCTCTCTTCATCTCTCAGACTCCTTACATGTGTCTTATGTATCTTACAATTGATTATGCCATTGTAGTAATCATCAGACAATAACACTTCTCTATCGAATTGTTCCTTTGCTTCAAGGTAACTCATTACCCCTTTAGAACTACATAAATGTAAAATCTCTCTGCGAAACGAATCAGCACCGTGTTCTTCAACAAGTGCTTTGACTTCATCAGAAGAGCCAAAGTATGTTTTCCAATCACTCTCAATGACTTTTTTTCTTTTTCTAGTTTTACCCTTTAGCGGCGGTAATCTCCGTGTGGACTGAAACAGCTTCTTGCCTACATAAGACTTCTCATTCTGATCAGTTATTATGTACACAAAGCCCACATATTCTTCTATCATATCACTGGTAAATTCTTTACCTTGGTAATGCCACATGTTCTATAATCCTATAAGTTTCCATCCATGATTAGCTATTGCATTCAATATAATTGCTAGGCAACATATAATATGTAGTAAAACCCAAAACGTGCGTATTACAGCAACTTTGTCAGCCTTTCGATCTTCTTCGTATTCCTTTGCTCCAATAGCCTTGCACCAATATTCCCAGATACGTCTGATCTTATTCATATTCCTCTTCGTCTTCTCCACTCCATGGTTCACGCTCTAACTCTGGGTCAGGCAGTTCCTCACCACAGGAAGGACAAAATATTAGTTCGTCATCTTCCATCTCAAACTCTATCATAAATTGTGTATCACAGTAAGGACATTTTTCCTCAACTCTATTGATCATATGCTTGCTCTACCTCTATGCTACATTTACGAAGAAATTCTACTCCGTCCTCGTTTCGGTATTTATTTTTGTAATAGACAGACGTGATTCCACTGGTATATATAAGTTTCGCACAGTCTAAACATGGCGCATGGGTTATATACATCGTACTGTTTTCGCCACTTTCATTCGATCTTGCTAACTTAGCGATAGCATTTGCTTCGGCATGAATCACTTCTGGCTTAGTCTTAGTGTCAGTGTATATATCAATGTCATTTGGGTGCACCTTGAAGTGTGGCTCGTTGATGACATCTTCACACTCATTAGACCAACCAGAAGGCATACCGTTATAGCCAATAGAAATGATCCGATTGTCTTTTACAACAATCGAACCAACCTGTAATCTCTTGGCTGAAGACAGAGAAGCGAACCTCTCTGCCGTATCCATATAAGCGTGTTGCCACTTATCCAAAGTTATATGCCTCATTCCAATCGCCTTTGAGACCTGCAACTTCATATTCTGTTACACGGTTTTCAAAGAAGTTGGTATGATCTGCACCATTTAGAATCCATTCTAACCACGGTAGTGGGTTGTCTTTTACTTTGAAGTTAGGTTTCATGCCTAGCTGAATCAAACGTCTGTCGCTAATATATCGTACATACTGCTTGACTTCGTTAGACTCTAGACCTTCGATCTCACCCATATCGTATGCTAGATCAACAAACTTGTCTTCTAGCTTTACTGCGTTGCGTGACATCTCGTAGATATCTTTCTTGAAGCTATCGTCTACAATGCGTGGATGCTCCTTACAGAATGTCTTGAATAACTTAGCGATACCCTCGACATGCATTGACTCATCACGAATCGACCACTCGACAACTTTACCCATACCCTTCATCTTACCGTAACGCTGAAAGTTCAGTAGCATTACGAATGATGCAAACAATGCAACACCTTCGTTCATTACTGACTTAGCAAGGGCAAGACCTAGACCACGCATTGTATTGACATCTGAGTCCATGATAAAATCAATCTTATCAGCCATCTCTTGATACTCAAGGAATGCGTGATACTCAGAGTCAGGTAATCCTAGCGTTTCATTCAATAGTGCATATGCTCTCTGGTGAATACCTTCACGTGTAGCGAATGAGCCTAGCATGTTACGAACTTCGTTGTTCTTGAATTTAGGAATGAACTGGTCAAAGTAGTTCTGTCCAACAGCAACGTCTGACTGTGTGAAGAGGCGAAGAATGTTTGTCACATATTCTTTTTCAACCTCTGTCATCTTGCCACCTTTCCAATCAGTGACATCTTCTCCCAGATCAATCTCATCTTCGATCCAGTGTGCTTTCTCATGGCGTGTAGTCATCTCTACTGCCCATGGATAATGAAAGGGCTTATATGTTTCAGAAAACTCTAGCAGACCACCGCCAGCTTTCTTTAGTAAAGTACTAGCCTGTGACATCAAATCATTATACGTACCGATCAGTTTGTCGTTGATAAAGATTTGGGGTACAGACCTAGCATTAGGCATCTTCTGATAGAATGCCATGCGCTCTTCTTCACTGTCTAGTTTGATCTCAGTGTAAGTTAGGCTATGTGTCGTAAACCACGCTTTCGCTTTCTCGCAGAAAGGGCAGTTCGACTTCGAATAAATTAGTACGTCCATTTTTTCTCCCAATGTATCATTCCTCTTTTTAGATTGACATTTGTAAATTTGCATCAGCATGACGTTGTTCATCTTCCCGAACTTTTATAATCATGTCTGACAGTTTAGCATCATCTGGTAGACTGTAATACTCTTTTGCCATTTTTGGACAAGGAGCATTATATATCTTACCTGATTGTATTCTATTCAAATACTGCGAATAGCTTATCACCGCTTCTTGTTCGAAGTAGTGAATCATTCTGTGGCACGTCTTCGGAAAGAAGATATACAACAGAAGGTAATAGTGCCAGAATAAGAACTGAGCGATAAAGATCAATAGTCTCTCTACCCAGTTTGGATTAGCAATCTCAATGAAGAACATCAAATGCATTCTCTCATTTTCTGCTTCTGCTAGTAACTCACGGATATCTGGACCGTATCCTTTCTTAGCTTTACGTAGTGACTTTAGATGTATCCACATTCCTGCTACCATGCCTGGCACACCAGCAATTGTTTCTAATACAACTGCTCGGTGACCATAACGTTTAGCAAAGAATGTGTCCGCAAAGAAGCGAAACATCATTGTCATACCTTTAGCAAAGTAATCACTTATTATCCCTGACATGCAACACATTCGTCCTGTTGTTCTTCACTACCATTGATGAAGTTCATTTTGCTTGCGTCCATGTTTACCACATTATCTAGTGTCTCACGTTCAACTTTCTCAGCAACGTTCTCTGCTCTGTTAGTGGCTTCTGTTCTGAGATAATATAGACCCTTACATCCATTTGCCCACGCCGCATAGTGTACTTTACTTAGATAAGATTTTTCTGCGCCTGCGGGAAAGAAGATGTTCAATGACTGACCTTGACACAGGTATCTCTGTCTCTGACCAGCGAGTTCTACAATCCGCATTTGATCTAACTCAATAGCAGTTGCGAATACTTTCTTCTCATGATCTACTAAGAAGTCTAGGTGCTCAACTGATCCACCATTGGTGATAATAGATGACCATATAGCTTCTGTGTTTTTGCCACGCTCTTCTAAGAGTGCCTCTAGATACTTGTTCTTGTTCAGGTGTGAACCCACACGTGTACGTGAAGTAAATGCATTTGCTTTCCATGGTTCAATAGATGGCGATGTGCCAGCGATCATCGAACTATTAGCATTAGGTGCAATGGCAAGCATGTGTGCATTTCTACGACCAGTACCCTTCATGTCAGGTGCTTCTCCTAGTGTCTTGCCAAGTCGTAAAGTCTCTTCTACTGCATTGTCGTAGATATCACAGAAGATATCTTCGTTGGCTTTTACTGCCTCTTCACTATCAAATGCAATCATATGTTTCTGAAAATAAGAGTGGAGACCCATAGCACCGAGTCCAAGAGACCGCTCCTGCTGTGCTGAGTATCTAGCACGACTAATCTCATCACCAGCGTTGTCTATAAAGAATTGTAGTACGTTGTCTAAGAATCTAACTAGATCAGCGATCATAGTAGTGTCTTTCCAATCGTCATACATCTCTAAGTTGACAGACGATAGACAGCACACAGCGGTGCGATCTTCGCTAGTTGCTAAGTGAATTTCGTTACATAGATTAGACCCACGAATCTTCAGACCCAAGTCTTTCTGAGATTGAGGCATAGCACGATTAGCAGTATCGATAAAGTTGAGATACGGCTCACCAGTTCTGTAACGAGTTTCAAGAATTACTTCCCATAACTTACGTGCAGGCATAGTGTCACGTATTTCATTAGAATTAGGATCACGTAGATGCCATTCGCTGTCATCACGTACCGCTTCCATAAACTCATCAGTGATGTTTACTGCGTGGTGTAGATTCAAGTTCTTACGATTTACGTCACCAGTTGGCACTCGCATATTCAAGAACTCAATAATGTCTGGATGAGATGCTTCGATGTAAGCCGCATATGAACCTTTGCGTGTACGTCCTTGACGATAGGCAACCATGTCTGCGTCTACTGTATGTAGAAACGGCATAGGTCCTGGGGCTTTCTTAGATACTGCACGAACATCTGACCAGTGACCACCAACGCCACCACCTTTTACTGATAACCATCGTAGTTCTGCCGTATGATCGATAAGACCCTCAAGTGTGTCGGGTACATATGTAAGAAAACAAGAGATAGGTAATGCCTTGGGTTTCTCATCTGGTAACGGCGCATTCGATAGTACAGGCGAGGCATACATAAACCAGCCCTTCGATACGTAGTCATAAATTCGTTGTGATAATTCTAAATCGCCATATGAATAGGCGACAGCCGCACGTGCAAAAGATTCTTGAGGCGTCTTCTCAGTATCATTGCAGTAGTAATCTGTTAGTAATTTTAGAGACTGTTCTGATAACAGACGGTCTCTAGAGGCATCAATTTTGATGCCGAGGTGTGTTCTTGTTCTCGACACTTCTTATCTCCTTGGTTTTCTTATAAATTTATAAAGTCTTCAGTCATCGGAAAGATTTTAGCAATTGCCTTTCCTATCTCACGTGCGAGTATAATATGCTCTTTCTGTGTACCGTTAGCGGAACGTAATTCTATGTAGTGAATCCAAGAGCGAATAGTACCATTTGCATAAAGAGTAGATACTGTGTTCCCTTCTGGGAGCACCGCACGTGCCTGCTCTTTAGCAATGCCATTGTCAATTGCCCAGTTGTACGCAATTTTAGCTTCTTCTATAAGTCGCTCTTGTACTTGGTACCAACGATCCTGAAGACCACCTTCGTATTCATCAGACATGTCTAGTTCTATACTGTTTTGACGGTTCTTTGGATCTTGTAACCGTGCCTCTCTGAGTACAAAATTATTATCTTGGTCTTTAGGGTTAGCATATCTCTGTGAGAACTCTTGGAAAGAGAACGAGCGATGCCGTAGGAATTGACGTGCAATATCACGGGTCGTTTCTACTTCTAGTGTAGCAGATGCCATTTCGAATGGCGACCAATGTTTGTGTTTCATCAAATACTTTAGAAGACGTTCAGATGTTTCACTGTTGATCTGATTAGTTGGGTTTGATACCCTTGCACAATACGCAATCAAATCTTGCACATTATCTAATCCAATGATATCGCACGGTTGCGTGTATCCTATAAGTCTCGCCTTCATTAGCATTTTCTCCAATAACTAAGTTGTAATTTGGCTTGTAAGCCATCATGTGTGTTCTGGTCTATGATCAGATGTAAATCCGCAGATGATATACCAGATAATATCATATCGTTGATGTCTTTGTCAAGTATATTCGTGGGCCATATGCAAACTTTCTCCCCTCTCTCAATACACTTTTCCATACGTCTAACAATCTCTAAATTTCTAGGTTCGTTATCAAAGACAAACGTAGCATTATCTATACTCTCCAGACCAGCACCATTTCCATCTGCACCTGCCATAGCAACAGCGTTATCTAAGAAGAGACTATCTATTGGTCCCTCTACTACATAGTAACGCTTCGTAAAGTTCACAGTGTTCAGACCAAAAATTTTGGGCATAGAATCCTCTAGCATAATCGTGATGTAACGTATGCTTTCAGAGTCAAATGCTCTTCCTTGATATCCGAATACTGTCCCGTTCTGATCTATGAACGGTAGCACCAATCGAGGCTTGACTTGCTTCTCTGACAACTTATCAGGCATCAGCGAATTTGTCCACGTCTCAAATTTTGGAGCGTAATATAATTTATATTGTTGAGATGCTGGGATCCTTCTTTTTTCAACATATTTCTTGACTGGATGAGAAAAATTTAGACTAGACACTTTTTTAATTTGGAGTAGAGGACTACCCTTCTTAGTAAACTTTGGTCTACTAGTAGTAAGAGTATCAAGAGGACTAACAATATCTTGCTTTGGTGGTTTTGTGCGATAGCCCTTCTCTAGAGCCATGTCTACTACATACTCATTGTGGAGGTTAGGGTCGATTGCTTTCAGGAAGTTACGCATGCCATGAGAGGCATTGCAATTGTGACAATAGAAGATAGCCGAGTTGTCCTTCTCAAGGATCCAACCACGTGCTTTCATCTTTGACTTTTGGGAATCACCACATATAGGACAACGAAAGTTCGCTCTGTATGGTGTTTGTGATTTGATTGTGAATCGTTCTAGCCTTGTTGACAAGATACCAGAATACTTCACGTCTACGAGATTCATACTCTACTCCATAATATATTCAAACTGTATAGAGATTATACTCTAAACAGGTACGGCTGTCAAGTACTAATTAGCAAGAACTTTTAGAATACCGCCCATCTGAAGTACTGTCGCAATGATAAATCCGACGACCCATGAGCCTCCCATGATCCACCATTTCCAGCGTTCTAGTATTGTAACACGACCAGATAGATTTTTCAACTCACTGCCTACTTCTTCATCCATCTTGTCAAGCTTTGCCATGATCTCATCATGATTACGGCGATGATTTTCTGCACTCTCATCTTTCATGTCAGTGATTCTTCTGTGCAGTAGTTCAGTTTCTTTCTCAGCAAGGCGCTTGCGCTCTGAGATATCTTCGGCAAGAGTTCCTATATTTTGCTCATGCACTGCCAAGATTTGAGATATACCACCTGAAGCATCTGCGATTTTATCAATAGCAGTGTCCAGACGACCAAGTAATCCTTGAATACTTGACACATCTCTTTTTAGTATTTCTACATCAGTTTTCACTGAACTTAGTCCATCAGTCATAGTACCTATTTACCTATAGTGTCCTTGAACCTCTTCAAAGGCTGCTGGTTATCTTTTTTATACTTTCGCATAGCCTTTTTTGTAAAACCTGGTTCTCCATCGGGTCCTACTCCAATACCTGCGATGTCTCCACCGCCTGCGCTGTTTGCGATTGCATCCTCAAACATATCATCGTAGTTCCGAGTTTCTTGAACTATAGACATATAGTCGATTAGTTTATCTTCTAACTGTTCTTCAGATAGAAAGTCTCCGTGCTTCTCAATCGCTTCATTCTCTTTGATGAGATATAGAGCGGCGGCATAAGAGGCAATTCTTGAACTGCCACCAGGTACCTTACCAAGAAGTCTCTTTAGTTTAGTAATCATCAAATCGAACTTGCCCCAAGCCTTACGCTCCTCTACAGTGCGTAACTCTCTAGCTTTCTTGAGTATATTCCCGTCTTCATCAATAATACCTAGCTTGTACGCATCCCACTCTTTGAATGGGGTTGCGAGTCTACGTATAAATTGATATACGAGAAATAAGTCAACAATCATAGTTCTCTCAGTTCTTTTACTATATTAGCATCAAGCGGAATGCTCGATGTCTCTATTCTTTTTTCACCGTACTCTACAACATCTGGTAAGTAACCTTGGAATACCAGAAACGGTTTCAAGTACTTGTGATACTCTTCTAGTCTCAAAAACAACATAGGTGTTCCTGCAAGCCCAAAACAGTTATATATTACTATCATATGATTTAGAATCAGACGTACCTTCAATTCATCAAATTCCTCATATCTTCGAAACAATCTTTTCAGATATTGAAATCTTTTGAGATCATCATAAAATTCTTCCGTAGAAGCCGCCTTCTTCATATCATAATGCTTAGCCGCATATAACATAAATGTACTTTCATCTAACACCATACTTTGTTCACCATTATTATTATAAATTTGATGAGGGCATGTTTCAGCCCTCATCTTTATTTATTAGCTGTCTGCAACGACTGCATCTTCATCACTAGCTGTACCAGTAGTACCAGTATCACCTGCTTGTGCAACAGTTCTAGTCATAGCGACTAGTGTTTCAACACGCTTACGTCCAGAACCATACTCTTCGTATAAATTCCAACCGGTCGTCTTCAAACCTTTTGCTCTGTTAGCAGTAACACCAGCTTCTGTGGTATCGATGAAATAGCACTTTGCGTTGTCGCCAGCTGTCAAGTACTTCGGGATTGAAGCATCAACATCTGTATCTCCCCATAAAGCCATATCAGTTCTCCTTGTTGTGTTTTTCGATTTCTTGCATCATAAACTCTTTAGTTCTTCTACGATCTAATTTCAAACCTATTTTACGTCCGTAAATGTCTAGCTCTGTTTTAGTCATTGCACTAAGGTCGGGAGTTTTCGACTTCTTCTTCGCCGGCTTCTTTGCCACTGTAGCTTTCGCTTTTTGGGGCTTGGAAGGGGCTTGGCGCTTTACTGGAGCAGGCTCCACAGCTTTCGTCTCAACAGTTGATACATTCGCTTCACTCATTCCAAACAATTTTTTAATCCAACCAATCATAATTTCCTCCTAAGAAATATACATATTTAATTCATAACGACCTTGGTCATAGTAAACTTGCATTTGCAATTTCTGCCTTACATCTTTACCATTCTTAGACAAGTTGATTGAGTAAGAGTTGGTCTTACCTTTACTTGGCTTACGAGGTCCCATTGCAACCTTACGGTCCCAGTCATCTTCATCAACTGCATAGCCACGCTTCTTAGCGACAGCGATTGCATGTTGAACCGCAGATGAAAACGTTTTGTGATATATAGTGTAATCTGAATTCTTTGCTTCGTTCAGTTTCGCTTCAGTCAGGTCTGCAACTGATTCTTCGCCTAACATCTTAGATGCTTGCTTCATACCTACAGTTTGAAACCTTCCAGATTCGTCTGTGATGCGAAACGAGAACTTACCATTATCAAAGCCCACCATTACATCAAATTTCTTGTTACCTTTGCCACGTATACCAGTAGCAGAGATAGTGCCTTTAGCTTTGCCCTTCTGAATCTGTGGCGGTCTAGCCTCGTCAAGTTCCACTTCTTCACGAACAAATTGGCGTTTATCTAATTCAATACCACCAGATTTAACACCTCTTTGAATTACTGGAATACTTATTTTACTTGCATCCCCACGAGTTCCAATTTTAATTTTTCCAACAAATTTGTTTTGTCTTGAGGGAACTTCTGTATCAGTAATAAGACCGCCTAATCTTTTGACAGCACCTCTGATTGCTTGAACGTGCAATTTAAAATCGTTTTTAATATCAGCAACTTCAGATGGTTTTGCATCAGATGGAGCGTCAGCAGTAATTTTAATTGTATGAACATGTTGCAGTGCTTCGTCTAATTCAGTTTCTTCGTTCTGTCTCTTTAGAACAGCAGAAACTTGTGGATGATCAGATAGACCTTTCTTTAGCTTATCGATTGCTTTGACTGCACCAGTCATATTGCCACCAGCATATCTTTTGTCTGATGCAATACCGATTGCCATTTTGATTTCTCTTGGTGAGAATCTTTCATTTAGCCCCTCTAGTTCGGCAGATTCGTCTACAGAGGCATTAGGCTTTTTTACAGATTCGTCTTTTGACAACGCTTTAGAAATCGCTTTACGGCGCTTGTGCAGATATTCATCTGACTCATCTTCGTCACCGTCATTATCGATATCTTTGTCTTTACGATCATCGAACTTCTTCTTGACCGCTTTAGGATTTACTGGATCGATTTCTTCTTTCTTAGCTTTAGGCTTGTATGAAGATGATACTGTGCTACAGGTACTTTCGTATGCTTCACTCAGACTCTTTTCAACGTCTGCGATAGTCTTACACGATTTATCACATCCGAGACTTTTCTTAGCGTAAGCAATAAGTTTAGCGTCCGGACCAGTCATTTCAACATCATCTCCACCAAACGAAGATGAACCGATCTTTTTCATCTTGATACCCGCTGGTGCTTTACCGGTGAATGACTTTACAGTAATAGTAGCTTCGTCTAACTCAGCTTCTTCCTTGACTTCTTTCCAGCCCATCTGAAGATATGTCTTCAACTCTTGCTTGTTGACCATCTTCTCATCTTTACCGTCTTTGGCGATCTTGATGTTACGCACTTCTTCTAACGCTTCAATCTCTTCTTTGACAGAAGCCATAGCTTCGCCTTGAGATTTGTCGCCCTTACGTGCAGGTGCTTTCTTATCGGCAGTTACTTTTTCTTCTTCGCCAGAAATATCTTGTGGCTTAGTATCACCATCAGAACGATCTGACTTACGAGAAGCAGGTGCTTCTTGCATGTGTTGCAATTTGTTGATTGTCCTGCTAATAGCATCAGCGAAACCTTCTGGTAATGGTGCTATCTCTTTCTTATAGTTCATTGATTATCTCCCGAATATCTGTTATTATTTATTAGTTGTCTACTTTAGCACCAGCCCGCCATTGATAGCAAGACCAATATTTTGCTTTCCACTTAGGACCTGGATTATCACAGCCATGTCTTGCACGAAAACTTTTTCTTCTAGCAGGGTCGTCACGCTTGATCTCCATGTTAGGATCACCAAATGTTACTTTGACAACATTGCCTTTCTCGTTCTTTACGTATACGCCGAACTTACTCTTAGAGCCTGATGGCATTCTGAATGGGTCGTTTAGCGAAACTTTACGTCCCTGATACTCAGATGCTTCTGTAACTAAGTCATCATATATGTTGCATTCTTCACAGAATGTATCTATATGTGTTGCTCTATGTGTTCTAAAAGTTTTCATTATTGCGTTCTCGCTTCGTAATATGATTTGTCTAACTCGCCAACCGCAGTCGGATTATTGATCTTTCTGCACTTGATAAAAGTAGTGCGTAGTCTGCCATCTGGCATAGTATATGTCCTAACACCAGCGGCGACATTTCCAGGTGTGCGTGGATAGGTATCTGATATCGTTGCTGTGTTATCAAATTCCCATGAAGGATTATTCGGTACTGCAATCCAAGCCATTACTCTTCTCCGTCTTTGTTCATCATGTAACGATGTGCAGAGTTTAGATAGTCGGCAGCCTTAGTGATCTTGTTCTGTACCCACTCTGGCAGATTGTCATCGTCACCAAACATCTTGATCATATGATCTGCATCAGCAATAACACCACGTAGTTGGGTCTTAGCCATACCACCTTCGTTATCGTATTCGCCTGGGTCTTTTGCTTCTGCAATATGTTCTACAAAACTTTTCATGTTACCTATCTCTTCTTAGCCATTGTTATCTTACGTTTGTAAGGACTCTTCTTCATCTCTTCTTCAGCGTCTTTGATTGCTTGTAGCTTTGCGACTACAGCACCAGCTCCCGACTTGTCTAAGAGTAGACTGTATGCGATATCAAAATCATTTCTACTCGCACGTTTACCTACATCGGTCAACTGTCTCGCAACACTATTTCTTAGTTGAGATAGAAGCATAGAACCAAACCCCGGCACCATTACTTCTGGATCTTCGGGATTATCTATAGTATTCTGACTCTTCATCATAATACTTTCAGACATATGTTCTACAAACGATTTCATCTTAGCCTCTTATCCAAACATCTTTCTTAGTGTAGTTGGTCCAGCAACGCCGTCTGCTAACAAACCGTTAGAAGCTTGAAACTGCTTCACTGCACGTTTTGTACCTGGGCCATAAATACCATCGTCACCTAATCCTAGGTGTTGCTGAATTGCCTTTACTGTTTCTCCACGTGAACCTATTGAGCAAACTTCATCTAAGTTTACATCTGATTTAGGCGCAGGTACAGATAGTTCTACTTCACCGCCCATGATAGCAATAGCTTTCTCATAGCGTGATGTTCTATCTTCTAGACCAATAGTACCGCCATTGATCTTCTTAGTCATTGCAACAATATCGCCTTTATCAGCAATCTTGTTCAACTTCGCTGTATCCCAGAACCAACATGCTGACTCAACAGCACCCTTTTCTGTTGCTACGTATTCTACTGCTTCTTCGGCAGTCAGGTCTACAGTCTTACCAAATGCTGTGTAGTTATTACGACCAGTAAGTTGCTTCAAGCCACGACCACGAAATAACCATCCGTCACCGTCATTTACGTTGCCCATTGCACCACGCTTAGTACGATACTCATCTTGATAAACGTAGTTCGCAATCATCTCTGGATTACGAGCATACTCAGATGCATCACGCTTCTTTTTACCTGTACCAAAGTAACGACCAAACACTGCATTCAGTGCTTTCTCGCTGTAGTTCAAGTTCTCTTCAAGTCTCTTGAAGTCTGCGCTTTCGTGGGCGCACTGTGCAATAAATCCAGCGATACGCTCAGGAGTATCGATTTCATATTTTGGCATGATCTCTTCAAGTGCCTCAAACCATTCATCGGCTTTTGGATTGTTGTTGATCATTGCACTTAGCATTTCTTTAGTCAGTGGAAAACTCATAATTTTATCTCCTATATTCTATATTTATCTGCTCACTGGTTAGTATTTTACGATCTTATTAGGCGTCTTGAAATCTTTCTTACGCATGATCGTTTTGTTTACTACTTCAAATTCATTCTTTGCTTTGTCGTAGTTGATGACTACAGGCAAGTTCAAGTCTGCTTGAATATCTTTTAGCACTGCTTCAGAGTCACCTAGTTGTTTGATATCTTTCGCCTTGTTCTTAGCAACCTTCTTGAAGAAACGCTGTAACTCAGGAATAGAAATCTTAGGGTTGTTTCTATCATCGTTCATACGATCAGCAAAGTGACGTGTAAATTCTACGTCTACGCCAAACTTGTCTAGCAGTCTATCAGCAAACTTTTCGAGGTCACTGATTTGCTTCTGTGATACATCTTCGTTGAATTGCTTGAAGCCTTCACGTTCACTGATTACAGATTCGAACATATCATCTAACTCAAGTTCTTCACGCTTGCCCGCATACTGTCTTAGTCTTCTCTCACGATCTGCTTCTCTACGCTTACGATCATCATCAGTCTGCTTTTGACCAATCTTCATCTTACGTATGTTACGCTCACGCTCAACGTTCTGCTTGTGTCTCAGATCCTCTTTCTGCTTATCAGTCATCTTAGACATTGGCTTAGGCACTGGTCCTTCGCTCTCTGATACGCTTTCACCAGGAGTATCTTTCTTGTAACGCTTAGTTAGTTTATCTGTGCCTCTATCGCCAGCACCACCCTCTTCAAAGACATACTCTTCGCCTAGCATTTTGTGTAGTACTTTACCGTCTACATCTTTATACGTTCTAGCAATCTGTGCGGCATAGTATTCAGAACTATGTCTCATGCCAGTCTTCTTGGCTTTTGCCTCTTTCTTCTTGCGATCAATAACACTCTTCAGTGTATTCAATGCATGGTCATACATCTTTTTGTTGACTGACACAGACTTGATTTTATTAGACATGTATCCTTCGAACATATCTTCAAACTCTTCGTCTAACTTTTCTTTCTTCTTCTTAGCAATCGCAATAGCGGCTTGCTGTGCTGGAGATACTGCTTCGTTCTTAGGCACACAGTTAGGTACTAGCTTGCCACCTTTCTTTTTCATGCCACGCTTTTCGTGTGTATCCCAACATGGATCATCTTCAGTGATAATCTTTGTCTTCTTATATGACAGTGACCCATCTTTCTTCTTATCGATAGGTGACTCTACTTCTTCTTTCTTAGAACTGCCACGTACTTTAGCGGCAAGGTCTGCGTCTGCTTTACCCCATGTTCCAGATGATTTAGTAACAAATGAATTTACACGTGCAAAACCCCATTGCTGTGGAGTAGTACCTGGTCTATGTCCAGTTCTCCATGCGGCAACGCCTCTGTTGTACACTTGACGTAAAATGCCAAGTGGCATACCAGACTTCTCTGCTTTTGCTTTCAGACCTGCATCGCCCTTTGCTTCACTCAGTTCTACTGAATCAGCGATATCACTTGTCACTTCTTCGATGAATGCTAGTAATGCTTCATCAGTATCAAACTCTTCTTTCTGTAGATCACGAATCTGCCTACGTAAACCACGTGACTTTACTGCGTCTAGTTCTTTATCGTGTTCACGCTTCATGTTCTCACGTTCAGACTTGTGCTGTGATCTCAAACGCTCTTCTGCTTTGTTCTCATCAATAACTTTATTCTTGATCTCTGCTTTATCTGGTGTATCACCAGCTTCAGCATTCTTCTTTCTGAAAATCTTGAATCGACCATCAGTCTTCACACTGCCGTCTTTCTTCTGTGCAGAGTGAAACTTAGATAATGGTATAAGTTCTTCACCATACATATCTTTGAATTTCTTTGTGTGCTTAGATGGCTTAGTCTCAGCAGTTGCGTCACCAGGTGCTGGCTTGTATGCCGCTGGATTATCATCGTCCATCTTTGTACCCTTCTTGAAGTGGGCATCACGCTTATCTTTTGTTGACTTAGATAGACCTTTGTAGTAGACAGCTGGCTGTGTGCCTTTCTTGTCTTTGATATCTGGGTCTTGACCTACAGTTGGCTCTTCGATGAATAGATCGAAATGCTCATCTAAGTTATACTCTTCGCTTACCTTTTTGCCTTGTACTCTAGCAATATCAGCACGGCGAACTTTAGGTAGAAGTTTCTTAGCGATACGATCAATAACTGCTTTACGCTTTGCTACTTTCTGATCGATCATCATCTTCTCGGCAGTAGAGAGTTCGCTATAACGCTTACCCTTATCTCCTGCAACTTTGCCACGAATGATTGCGATTGCCTTCTTACGTGCTTTCTTCTGTAATCTATCTTTGGTAGCAACTCGCTTCGACATTCTCTTACGGGCAGCGGCAATCTTAGACTTATACTTACGCATAGTCATGGCACGTTGTCTACGTTGTGCGAATGATAGAATTGCTTCGTCTAGTTCTAACTCTTCTGAAATCTTCATGCCACCACGTACCATGTCGTATACGTCTTTAGCGTTTGCTTTCAGTTTCTTAGGTAGACCTTTAGAAAATGACTCCATGTCACCATCTTTTGCCAATGCCCTCATTTTAGAGGCTGACATACCTGTCACATCATCGGCATCTGGGTCTCGGTCACCAGCAGAAACAACCTTGATACTATCAAAGCTGTAATCTTTTCCGTTATATTTGTTTAGTAGATCATCAAAAGTTTTTACACGATCTGAGCCAACTACAAGAACAATGTTCTTATACTTTTTCTGTAGTTCTTGTGCGGCTTGAATAATCGTCTTTGATCTAGACTTACGAACTATCTTGCCAAACGCTTTCGTTGCAAGCATGTATTTGTCATCGTAAGTAAGGGGATTCTTTTTTGCGTCTTGCGAATGCGTCAGAAATAGAATAGGATCTCCACCTTCTGAACGTGCGACTGAGTTGATTTTGTTGACTAGTTTTTCATGGCCAACAGTGATGGGATTCATACGACCCCAACCAATCACCGCTGTTTTCCCAGGAGCTTCTTCTAGCTTGGGCTTGAGTTCAATCGTATTTTTGACGAGAATTTCATCAGCATCCTCACCCTTCTTTGCCTTCTTTGGCTCGGGCTTCTTTTTCTTCGGTTGCTCTTTTTCAACTGATTTTTCGTTTTCGGCCTCTACAGCCTTATCTTCTTCTTTATCCATTTTATCCTCTTGGTAGGTTTTCCGTAGACTTACTACAAGTATGTGTTGTATTTATAGATTAGTTATCTTCATCGAATAGCGCCTCAAAGTCGCTGTTGATGATAAATGATCTCAGAAATGTAAAGTTCTGTAGATCGGCATCCCCATCCCATATTGTCGATTCTCTTATCCAGCCCATAGCAGATATTGGATCACAGATGCTAATAGGTACCTTTGATACTAACTCTGGATAGTTTCTCATAAAATATCTATTGTCAACAGCTTCTTCTGCGCCTTTCTCATATAACTCTTTGAGTAGCATATGAGCGGTTACATATGTGATAGCATACGCATGGGCTCCTCCATGCATTCCAATTGGTATAAGTCGAACAGATGGTCCTGCTCTTTCGTGATCATATGCAGTGATGTTTGGATACTTATAGCCTAAACAGACTATTTCATTATCTGGTATATCTATTTCTAGTTTGTGTAACATGACTGCATCGTGTTCTAATATAATAGCACACTCTTTATTCTCTGCTATTCTTTGCCACACTAAGGCGTGTGTTGCAGAGGCACATGCGGCTTTATCATCCATTTCAGCACGAATGATTATACCTTCTTTTACGTGCGCCCATGCTTGTACTAAATCTAAGTCTTGCAATCCTTGTATAATTTGATACTCAATACCTAAGTCGTTACAACTCTTCACTGCGTGTGCGGCATATTCAATTGAAAGAGGATCATTGATTACAATAATATATGCTTTCTCGGGTTTCATTTTACACCTCAATATCTAGATGGCTTCACTCTCTTGTAAGGTAGTCTTGTGTCTGGATCAGTTGATAGATTCACGACCTCACAGTTATGCTCTTGAGCAACGTCTTCAAGTCTTCGATAGATATTAGTGAGATAGTTAGGATCACCGTCTCCATACATCTTAGCCATTCTATCTGGATCTGGTATACCGTTCTGTTTGATATCATTACCCACACCATAGATAGAAGTAGCTCCGTCATTAGTAGGCGTGTAGTTCATATCACAGCCTAGGAAAGCAATAACACTGGGTGCTAGTTCTGACAATGCCCAATATCCTGCATTCAGAGTAATAGAGAAACCACACGCTTTCTGACCGCCATACTTGTTCAGTGCAGGACCATATGCTTTCACAATTGTTTGATGCTCTTTAGCTACTGCTTGCTCACCTTCAAAATCTGGTGGTCTGACCCAGTAGTCCCAATCACAAACTCTATATCCATTGTTGATAGCAACGACAGTCCAACCTTCTTGCTTATATGGATAATCGTTGATCTGCTTAGATGATAATCCGCTTGCTACTAGTAACACTTTACTTTGTTTGATTTGACCAGTGCGTCTGAAAAACAATCCTCTGCTACGTACAAAGTCACGTTTCATGGTAGATGCTTGACGAATTTGATGTGTACTAGCTTCGTCAAACTCAAAGCCATACTTACCGAATACTTTGATCCAGTAGTCTTCTTCTTTTAGATTTACGTGATGTGTACCGTTAGTACCAGGAGGTGCGTATGTAATGAATGCATACTTACACTTAGCGAATGATTGCATGTAGTTATCGATATACTTTTCTTCTACATGCTCTACAAATTCTGTTGACCAAGCTAGGTCATAGTCTTTCTCTGTGTACGTTGTTTCTGCAAAGTCACAGGGAATAATATTGATATCTGGATTTTCTGGAATGACCCGAACATCACCATCAATACCTTCTGCATCAATACCAACTTCTTTTGCAACCCTAATGTTACCACCAGGACCACATCCTATATCTAGCATTGTGCCTATTTTGAATTTTTGTTTGATTAGTTCTAGCGAACCTTTATCGGTATGTGATACCCAATTATGTCCGCCTAGATGTTTTTTATATACTGTAGGATCACCGTATGCCATTTTCTATCCTCATCAATTGTTATAATAAATAAAAAAGGAGCCGAAGCCCCTTTCAAGTCCTCAAGTGTATTTAGTGTTACCTATTTTGTAACTTCGTAATCTCTAACATACACTGTTTCGATTCCTCGTGGTAACCCTGCCTTGCGAGTTCCGCCGCTGCCCGTGAGTACCCCACTATCTGCGAATAACGATCTACTGATGACCAGAATCCCGACAACGGTGAAAATACATAGTTTGCTACTAAAGCTGTCATTAGACCCACCCCCGTAAATTTGGATTATCTGATCTATCTGGAGAATATGCGCCGATTGATACTGAGTGGATTAGTCCTCTGTGCAAACCGATGTCTGCTAGTTCTTTGTCTGTAAGTTTTGATAGTTGATTATATGTTTCTCTATAAGTCTTGCGGTCTTCGAAGTATCTCACCACTTTATAGATGTAAGCTGATAAGAATGAGAAGTCTAGAAATCGTACTGCGGCTAATACGTGTGCCATTATGAAACCTTTCGTATGTGATAAATGTATTATGTCAATCTTGTTGACGCAAATATTTATACAAGAAAAGTTGATTTTTACTCTAAATTACGATGACATTTCCGAATACCCGTAATGCTGGTATTGCATCTGTGACAACCTGACTTACTTCTGCCAGCCTTTGATTATTTCTGGAGAAAAGTTAGCATTACTAAACTGTAGTCTGTCTACTAGTTTGACTGCATTTTTACCCATACGATCAATAGCGACAAAGCCTTCTTGCTCTGTTACTTTGAATCCATCTGCGGTCTTTAGAAACGTACCGATGCTCTTAGTCTTATCTAGTTTACGTATTAGCATAAGCTTGGCTTCAACGATTAGATTATAGAGTTCGAACAATGCCACAATCTGAGACTTAGGTACGTTAGCGAAGTACGACAGAATGTCTTTGCGCTTCTCTACTCTACCAGCTTTACTCTTCGCAGTCTTTAGCTTGTCGATCTCTTTTTGGTAGTAGTCATGAATATAGTCCATGAGTTCTGTGACAAACCTATTAGGGTTTTTGATTTGCTCACCCTGTCTTACTTTAGAGTTGATGAATGTCTTCACTCTCAACAATCTATCGGGATGATTCGTAATACCGTCAAACGTACCACGCTTGATAGTATTGAATTTCTTACCAGCGGCAGATAATACCTTAGTGATATCTGCGGTCTCTTTCTTGGTCATGCTTGCATTACCAGAGACATCTTTATACACTGCGTCTACTGACCAGACTTGTTTGCTTTCTTTGAGTTTGCTCGCAATCTCTTCTCCAAAACTTGCTGACATTTCCTCAAAGCTATTTCCTCTGTAAGTAGTGTGCCATACCACACCGATGCTGGATCGCATGATTCTCTTAGCAAGGTCGCTTTTCGTTGGTATCGCATAAACAATGGTGTTAGGATGGAAAGTAATATACGATGTTCCATCAATAGTTTCTTTTCTAATATCTTCTTTCGCATATAGGAAATCACCTTGGACAACTCCTTCAATTCCTAGAGATGGAAAGTGCTCCAACGCTAGTTTCAATTTTGTATTCAAATCACCAGATGTGTCTGCATCTATGTCTGCATCACTCTTATACACTTTGGGATTCTTGTTGAAGATACCTTTCTTGGCAACAAAAAACTTGCCGTCAGAGGGATCTTTACCTGCAAAGATAGCGGGAGCTCCGTCCCATTTGACAGTTAGATTGACTGGTGCCTTTGCATCACCTGCCATCATGTCACGCAATGAACGTAAGTAGTTTATACTTTGTCTTGCGCCAGTTACACCAGCATTGAGGACATTATCCTCTAAATGCTCCATGTGTACATTCTTTTCTTCAGTAAGATAGTTCGTTAGTCTCATCATAGCTTTATCTTCAATCCTACACGTGTTGATCCACCCGATGCGCCACCGTATGTAGCAAGCACAAATGATTTGAATACTGGAAGTTCTGGCATTTTCAGTACGTTGCCAGCATCACCGCCACCTACGTAGTATATCTCAAACTTATCGCCAGAACGATTGTGTACTACAAAGTAGTCATCACCACCTTCACCGAAGTGATCGATAATAACACTACGCATCTTCGATAAGATTGTTCTATCGGTGATGGCAAACTCAGCGGGTAACTTACCAGACTTCACTACGCCTGTATCACCTGCTAGTCCTATTGTAGAATTGCGAGAGTTGAAGTAGTCGATCAATCCAATAAACGTTGGAGGCAACTTCATCTTTCTCATCTCAGCATCTACTTTCTTGCCATCGACTCTCAGAGTGGTTCTGTATACATCTGCAATCTCTTCAATTATCTCTGGCTTACGACCACCACGCTTGACTGATTTGTCAAAGAACGTAATCGGTGCTGTACGATTACTTGTACCTTTGATCTCAAACTGAGTAGTCTTCTTGTCAATAGTCATTACTAGATCGGGAATAGTTGACCCTGGTCTAGCTGTCTTGAATTCTGTCTCTACTTCGATACCATTCTTGAACGCATGGTCTTTCACATATAGTGCAACCATATCTTGCGTTTTAGATCCAGCGCCTACACGTCCTTGTGCGCCCCCACCTGGCTTCACTATTGCACTAATAGCAACATAGCCATCTGGTCGCTGATCAAATCCTTTGAGTGAAACTGGTGCGAGAGTTGTACGTCTCGTAATGCCAAACTCTGTTGATCTATGTAATGTAGCAGGAATGGTAAAGTGTACTGTTTCGCCCTTCTTCAATTGCTTTACAACAGTACCGTCTTCTGAATACAAAGGTGCAGGCTTCTCCATAGGAAAGCCCTCTTTGAATTTGTAATCGGTCAGAACCTCTGGCGCATAGGTCGTTCTTTCACCAGCACCAGTAAAATCTCTGTTCTTACCTACATCTGACGGAAAGTTTTTAGGACTGAATGTCGCCACTTCTGCTAGGTATCCTCTAAAAGTCTTCATATCTCTTCTATTCATTTCTGTTGACTAGACAGTGTTATTTATAATAAAGGGAGACAGCGTTGCCACTATCTCCCCACCCCTCTACTATCAGTTCCTTCTGATCTTAGGCTGCCTTGAGATACGACTCAAGTTGCTTATAAGGGATAACACTGTTGTCTTCCATGACAAACTGAGATGTGTAGTTATCCCTATCATTCTCAGGAAGAACAGTCCAAGTCTCAATCTTAGTTTTGATCTCAGACCTCATATAACCAAACTCACCATTCTCAGTTGTTTTGGTCGCAACGAACCCATCATCTTGAGCAGTGAGATAGATTGGCGCTTCCCACTCCTGAATATGGTCCTCAAGTTTGAAGTCACACTCATCAATAACTTCCATGCCAAGGATATACTCCTGAGCCATATCGTTAGAGTATTCGATGTGTGCCTCTAGATTGCTCCAGAATGTAGACGCCTGAGCCTGCTCAACCGTAGCATCAACGATGTACGTATCACCGCCCTTGTACTTCCAGTACGCATCTGTACCAGTACCGAGGGAACCATCTTCGTTCCAAGCGTAGTTTTCCATAAACTGAGTCTGAATAACAATCTTCATAATCTATCTCTCCAAGATAACTAAGTCACCGAAGTAACTATCAAACGTTAGTAAAAGGTCTTCGTAATCACCCGCAGTCATTTCAGAACATACGGTCTGCCAATCGTTACCAGTCTTATGAGATAACTGTCTGGCTAGTTGTAACAGGTAATACGAATTACCATCTGGGCCCGATAAGTCGATAATCAATTCCTTATCAGTCTTCTCCCTGATCACGACATTTGACCAGATTGAACCATTGCAACTCCCTGTTGACTGTACATAGAGTGAACAGCACGTGACTGCTCTTCAGTCAAATACTCGTAACGCTCTTTTTCGCCAGTCTCGACACTAATCAAAGCTTCTACAAACCACATAATATATTTCCTTTCATGAACTTACTATACTAATATAGTACATCTGTACCAGATTGTCAACCCCTAAAACAAATAATTTTGAATTTCTTCGTAAACGAAATCCGCATTCTCATTTATGGCGTCAAGTTGTTCTTCAGTAGCTGGCTCACCATCTACTAAGGCTTCTTCGATATAAGCATCGCAGAAGTCTGGATAGTCTTTCATATCCAAATCACCAATGTATTGTACATCAACTTTTGTAAAATCAATATTCATAATATAACTCACTTTCTTTATGTTATACTGTACTGTACAACACATTTTCGGAAATGTCAACCCCTAAAATGCACTATTTTCAAAAAAATTATCAACTACTTTATCCATTTCTCCGAATGGACCAATAGAGTTCTCCTCTTCTTGGGCATCTTGGATATCCATTAGATCAACTTTCAGTTCAGCTAACAGCACCTTAGTTTCTTGAGGTATCGCACCTGGACGAATACTTTCTATAGTAGCGAAGGCATTCTGAGCGGCACTAATCGCCTGCATCTTCTGTTGAACGTTTTTCATTTTCATCTCCATTTCAATTTACTATGCTATGATAACAGGTTTGGCAGAAATGTCAACCCCTTTTTGAAAATATTTCACACATAAATTGATCTATTTCTTCAGTTGTCATGGTAGTACCAGATAACCTCTGGGCCGTAACTAACATCCTTTCTTTAGAGTACTCTTCCATTGCACACTCGAGGATACGTGCTTCTTCGATTGCCTCAATGATCTGGTCTACTAATTTTTCGCTCTTTGCCATAATATGACTCCCATAATACTTTTACACTTGAGAATGTGTGTGTCGGGTAATCCTCTAACCTATTACCTTCACGCACATCTTCTAACGAGATAAAGCTTTTGTATCTATGCTCTATCTTATCCCAATATTGTATCATACGATTGCGTAGCTTGTCAAGTACTTTCTCATCTAAGAGAGTTTCGCCTAATTCATCTTTTGCGTACATTGCCATAATGTACCAAGGTATTATTAGATTCATATCATCATCAACTATCTGTAGACAAGCATAACTAAGATTGTCTTTTGGATCGTCCATGTAGTTCCTTCTCTGAATTTCGTGTTTGTATAAATAAGATCGGGTGCGTGTTAGTACGTGTAAACAACGTAAGAGGCAAGTGTTTGAGAAATCATACCAGGAATAGCAGACGTAACATCAAGAATGTCCGTGGGGTTCGGGTCTGCCACGTATCAGTCCAGTAAAGAGGGTGATTATTCTAGCGAGTAGTCGCCTTTTTTATTGGGCTGATAAAAAACTCCCAACCCCATAAAACTAGGGCTCCAGCCCCCGAAACCATTACCAAGATTTAGCTGAGTGCATAACTCCCTTGCTTGTGTTTTATTACTAAACTTCTGCATAATCAGACTACTTCTTTTCTCCACTACCATGTGGATACTATTATCACTCTTGATAACATACGACATTACTTGAATCCCTCAAACTTAGGCTTAGACTTACCCTTGAAACTGAGGACAGTATCGCCATCATTTTCACTGCTCATTCTTTGACCAACGGGTGTCTTGTTCATCACTGGACTGTCATCCATAAGACCTTGTTGGGCACTCTCTTCAGCATCAAATAAACGCATCTTCGATCTGTCGATACCGACAACGAAACGCTTGTGAGCATTGGTATCGCCCCAACGATTTTTGAGTTGCTTGATCATCAACTGACCAAGGGATTCTAATTCTTCTGTAGAGATCAAACCAAACATAAAGTCAGCCGTTGCGGGTAGACCAAATGATTCTGAGGTGTCTTCTAAGTTCAAGTCAGAACTACTGAACCCAGTTCGATTAGTCTGAGTAGCAGACATGATAGGCACATTGAACTCAACAGCAAGACCACGTAACTCTTCTGCGATTGCTTTGATTAGTGTGTAAGAGTTTACACTACCACCCATGCGAATACGAGAAGACATACAGATGTTCAGATAATCGATGTAGATCATATCTGGCTTGAAGTTACGTTTTAGTTTCAATTCGTTTAGCAGATGTCGGAAGTGATTAGAACCAGCACTAGCAGTTGGATATTCTTTTACGATCAACTTACCAGTAGACTTATTCTTCACACGACCGAGTCTTTTCTCGTAGACATCACGTGGTACTTCACGCAACTGGTCTACAGTCAAGTCTAATAGATTGGCATCGATACGCTCTGCAATACGTTCTTCTGCCATTTCCATTGTGATATAGAGTACATTCAATCCGGCAGTCAGATTGGCTGCCGCACAGTGGGTCATGAACAATGTCTTACCAACACCTGTACCTGCAAGCGCAACGCTGAGTGATTTACGTGACACACCACCTTTAGTGATAACGTTCATCAAATCCAGATCGAATGGAATCTTATCTTCTTTAGTGTGGTAGAAATTGTAACGTTCATCAGAATCATCTAAGTAATCGTGACCCACACTGTTATCAAAGGATACACCCAGAGCCTTCTCAAGAAGTTCTGGGATAGCACCCTTATCTAATTGTTTGTGATTACCATCTAGCACTAGAATGGACTCACGAACAGCATTATAGATGGCTTTGTCTTGACAGAACTTTTCAGTCTTGTCAACCAGCCAGTCGAGGTCAGTCTTATCGTCATACGATAAAGAATCAATCATATCATTGATTTGCTTGTATTGCTCCTCATTGATATTAGATTTCTCATCGATAGACACCTTCAATGCACCCTTGGTAGGGATACTATTGTAACTGTCTACGTACTGAGCGACCTCGACAAATACAGTCTGGTGTGACTGCTGGTCGAAATAATCATTTTGGAGAAACGGCAGAACCTTTCGTGCATATTCATCATTACTAATAAGTCCCGCTAAGATTGTTTCTTCGATCATTCCTCTTTTAGCTCCTCTAACAATTGCTGTATTTCGATTAGTTTTTCAACTAGTGCTTTGGTGTAATCAATGTCTTGGACACTAGCTGTGTCCAATTCAATTTCAAGCTTCAGTTTCACTTTCAACTTCCTCAATCTCATCGGAGATCAACGCACCGTTAGCCATACTGTATCGTTTACGAATAGCATCAGCTAAATCGGTTTTAGTCAACATCATCTTCCAGAAGTCACCGTTGACAGCAAACTCTTTCGCTCTCATAAGTTTATCTGAAAGTACCTCACCAGTACTTGGATTTACAGCCTCGTACCAGCCCACTTTAGGTTTATTGATATAACCTAACTTCTCACTAATATCAAGTAGTCCAGACCACTTACTTATGCCACCCTCAAAGGTAACTGTAATCGGGATCTTAGACTTCTCACGCACATGACGTGATTTCTCGATATTGATGACAAAGTGATAACCTGCAATCTCGGTGCCTTCTTTCTCTTGTTGGCGACCAATGATCCAGATAGCATCTGAACTGTAGTAAGAACCAGTACCGCCAGACACGATGTCTTTAGGGAACATACCGATCTCTTTGTACGTGTGGTTGACACATACTAACGGGATGTCTTTTAGGTTCAAGTGTGGCGTGACGATACGGAACAAAGACTTCAATTGCTTTGCACGTGACATATCTGCCACTGACTTACCATCCAGTGCATCATCTACTTCTTTCTTCGAAGCAAGGTTACCGATAGAGTCGATAATGATAACGACTTTCTCACCCTTGTCAATTTGGTTCAATTGAGTTGTAATATCAAACTTGAGTTGCTCTACGTCAGTAATAGGCGTATGCAACACTCTGTCAAGATCAATACCAAAACTCTCAAAGTATGACTGTGGAGTACCAAACTCCGAGTCATAAAACAGTACGACAGCATCATCGTATTTTTTCTGATATGCGGCAGCCATCATCAGCGCAAAGGCTGACTTGAAGTGTTTCGATGGTCCAGCAAGCATCAGAAGCCCAGGAACAAGGCCACCATCAATGCGACCAGATAGTGCTACGTTTACCATAGGTACTGGTGTAGTAGCCATCTCTTTTTTGCCATAGACTTTAGAGTCCATAATTGGCGCAGTCTGCTTGATAGAACTGTTCTTCATTAGTTTTTCAATTAGCGACATAATATCTCCTATATTGTGTATTCAATTTATTCATAGTAACAGGAAAGGGCTTGCTTGTCAAGTCAACTATTATAGATTTCGAACAGCTTGGCTTCGAATTCTTCGATCTTCGCTGTTCTGTTTGGCCAGAGAATGTACTCTTTCTCTGGGTTCTTTTTCAGATTAGCCAGCAACGGTGCAATAGCATTGTACAACTTGTCTAATGTTTCTTGCGTTGCTTCTGCCGTGCTTGATGCGGCGGCTACCTTTTCTTCGACAGCCTTGACTGCCTGTAATTCGTCTTCGTCTACGGCTGTAAAGCCGAAATCAAATATATCATCGCTCATGAGAAAAAATCCTCCAATGTGTTAGTCTCTTCTAAGTTCCAGTTGATAGCATCACTGACCAGCTTTAGTGGCTCTTTGAATGTCTTATCGAACTGAGTTTGATAATCTATGTATGTGTCTAGATCGAACTCTTTAGGCAAGAACTGAGGAAACGAGATGACGTTCTCTCTCAGTGGATTAGGAGTTTTGAGATAGCAGAACTTTACTTTGCTACCATCTTTGATACCCTCCATTACTCTATCAAGTCCAGTCTCTTTCATTTTGTGGTTGAACATAATCGCACCACGCACATGTATAGGTGTGCCTTTCTTGTACATAGTGGTCGTATCTTTCCACTTTGTTAGATCGGATACGCCACGTGGAAACGAGACGCTTTCGGCAGGTAGGCTAGTAAACTCTTCATAGAAGTCAGACACGAACTTCTGTAACTCACTCTCACTACCACTCAAAATAATCTGGTACGCTTGCTTGAACTTATCACGCACTACTTGAGGTGTCGATGACTTGACTGCCTCAATGCCCATGATCTTTAGTTTAGGCACTGCGTACTGCACACCTTCATTATTATGTACGTTCAGAATGTACCGCTTCTTAGCAGTCCAAACACCACGATCAGCAATAGCTTCACGTGCCATCTCCATACGATTTTCGTATGCATTCATTCGGTCAAACAACACAGCATAAGAACGCTCTAGAACTGGCTCAAACTTTTCTTGGCAGGCTTTGTCAATAAACTTCACTGGATCAGAAGGGTTTACCATCTTGACCAGTGGTGCCATGTCAACATAAAGAGAGTCAGTATCGATAGCAATTACATAATCTTCTTCATCGGTCTTGAGTAGTTTGTTCATGTATTTGTTCATGGCTTTCTCAGCCCATCGAACAGATAGTTGACCAGATAATGTAATGCCTTCAGCAATGGACATTTCGAAGTAACGGAAGTATTGATTGCCGAGTGCGCCATAAAGCGAGTTGAGCAAAATCTTGACCGCTTGCTGTGTGTTGTTTAGTCTATTTATCTCTCGCTTCAAGTCGTGGGAGCCATCAGACTGAGATTCTTGCTGTAACTCAAGCATCTTGTTCTTAGTCTCACGGCGTTCATTGTACAGATCAATAATGATCTCAGGCATGAAACCACGTTTGTCTTTACGATATGTAGATCCATTTGCGGCGATAGCGACACCGTGATTCAACTGTGCATCGGATACAGGAGTATCATTTGCGAGATAAGTATCAACACCCATGGGATACATATCAGCCGGGGTGCGTATCAACGTCTCGGGCGACATGTTGTACTGTACAATTAGGTTAGGGTACAGACTGTTCAAGTCAAACGAGGTAATCCATTCACTCATGCCAACACGTGGGTCTTTCACATAGCCACCAGGATATGGATTCTTGTGCTTATCTTTGTTTGGTGGTACAGCAATCTTACGTTCAGACAAGTAGCGATAGATGATAGAATCCCATATGCCCGTAGTACCGAACACATCTGGGTAATTCACACCACCTTTGTATGCGATTACGAGAGCCAAGTCCATAAGACCAGTCTCTTTGTCAATGCGGTCAACTAGATCAACGTCTCGTATGTTATAGTCGATGAACTTCTGGTGATTCTCTTTGTATAGATTGTGTAGAGTACCGAACTCTTCATAAGATATCTTCTTCTCACCGAGAACTGTATGAGCAATATGGTTGAGTGCATAACTCTCTTGATTACCATACGTGTAGCCAAACTTCTGAAACAGATCGTAGTAGTCAACTTGGGCAATGCCGTAAAGTTCATATGCATCCATCGACTTACCCTTGATGCCGATCTGACGGTGCTTGTATATCTTCCATGGTGAATAGAGTTTGGTAGTCTCTTCGCCACATACTTTGAGTGTACGATTGATCATGTACGGGATATCGAACAAGCGAATGTTCCAACCAGTGATGATGTCAGGCGTGTTATTCTGCCAGAAGACCAGAAACTTTTCGATCAGGTCTTTCTCATTGTCACAGTGACGATACTGTATCAACTCAATACTATCTAGTTCGCTCTTGGTAGAGTCATAATGACCTAGACCCCATACATGATAGACTTTGCTTTTGCTGTCTTTGTATGCGATAGAGATGATAGGATGATCAGCTTGCTCTGGGTGAGGAAAGCCATCGTCTGATGCAACCTCGATATCGATATTACCAACACAGATATGTCGCAACTTATAATCGATCTCACCAGGGAACGCCTTCTCAATGAACTGTGCCACGAAGTTGTTGTTGCCGTGAACTTTGAAGTTGTCTACGTCTGCGTAACTCTTAGAGAATTCTTGCGCTTCAGACATACTATCGAACTGCATAGGTTCAACCGCACTACCGTCTAGTGCTTTCCACTCAGACGATTTGTTAGATGGGACGAATAGTGTTGGCTTGAATGGCACTCTCTTGTGAATGCGTTGACCGTCGGCTGTGTAGCCACGGAATAGCATCTTGTTGCCATATCTATGTACGGAAGTGTAAAAACTCATAAGACCTCAATCTGTTTCATATAATTTACAATGTATCGGATATGATACATTTTGTCGAATATAACGTGTATTCTATCACATCCGATATCACTTGTCAATGCTAGTGTACTGACCGAACACGCTAGGAGCAAGTCTCTGTGCTTCTTCCATGTAGTATTCACCGGGGTAATGCTTCAAGCATCGGTACGCTTCTTTACGTATAGCACTTGGTACTCTAGGAGTTTTCTTAGGATCCATAAGGTCTACCAAAAACAATCTAGTGTTATCGATAGCCCATTTTCGTTCATTAGGCATCGTCATTAGTCTTCCCTCTGTCCAAAACCATAATCAATAACTACAGGAAATCTTGGCACACCATCAGGTGTAAGACCAAAGTATCTCAGTGTAGCCCATGTTGGTGTATCACCAACTTCCCACAACTCTTTCAGAACTTCTTGCTTGCCTCTAACTCCAGCACCACAGGTCTCACCACTTGGCAAAGTAAGAGCGAAGTGTTTCACATGACCTGCCCAGTTGCCTTGACCTTCTAGCATAGACACCACTGTAAACTCTTCAGTGATGAACTCTTTACGCTTGAGTAAGCCATTCGATCTCTTGTTCTCATAAGGAGTATCTTTACGTACCATCTGACCCTCATAGCCATCTGTCATATATTTAGAATACAACTCATCAAGTTCTTCTTGATTGACACACAGTTCTGTAGGCACTTTCTTGAGGAACAGACACTTATCGTTGACTAGACTGTCAATCATGGTGCTACGTAACGAGAACGACAATTCAGGTGATAGTGAATCTTGTGCATCATAGATGTGATATTGCACCAACTCTTTCGCTTCTTTCATGTCTGCTTCTGTAGACTTTAGCTTTCTAACTAGTGAGGTGATCTTGTTGAAATCATCTTTGAGTTCGTGGTTATACAACTCACCATCTAATGTTAGTGTAGGGTTTGCTACTAGTATTGGCTTGACTGCATTCCAGATATGTGGACAACTTGTGATTGGTTTACCCGCTCTTGTCCATAGTCCAGTAGAGTTAGCGACACATCTAATACCGTCTAGCTTAGGCTGACTAAAGCCAGAGTCAAGTTGAACTCTTTGCTTAGTGTAGTCACCCGCAAGCATAGGCTTGAACTTCTCGTATGTATCGATTAGTTTGATATCAGCGAAGTACTCTTTCTCGCTCTTCTTATCCCAACTTGCTTGGGCTTCAGCGATAGCTTGAGTGATATTGGTCGTTGCGTTTACCTTACCAACGTTTTTTGGTAAGCATAGTTTCCATCCAGAGGTCACTAGTTGACCGTCTTGAATACCCGCAATCGATCTTGTGCCTGCAGTGGATTCATCATCATAACCATACTCAATGGTCAGTACCCTCACTTTGCCTTTAGTGTCACGCTTATACAGCGTGGGTAATGCTGTTACGTTTTTCATATTATATTCTCCGTGTTAGACGTGTATTATAACACGAATGTCAAGCGGATGTCAACAACTAATTTGAAGAAAAAAGAATAGCAGAATGACTGCTATTCCTAGATGTGTTCCTGTTACTTTCAAGCTATTGCCAGATACCCATCGTCAGTAAGGGTATACCAACGATAATAAAAACGATAACAAGAAATGCAGGAAAGAGCCCCTTTGTGGTGCAGTAGTTTTGATGTTCATTCATCTATTACCAACCTTTCATTGCTCGGTTGTCAAAGTGATATTGCTTGCATTCTTTCATAGTCTCAGATACTCCTTCTTGAAGTTCTTTTTTACATAGTGCGTTCAACTTAGCGTTACCGCTTGTTGCGCTGATTGTACCCACGACTACTATAACCCAAAATACTATGCTCATACTTTACTCCTTTTTTAAATAAAAAAATGCGAAAGCCTATTGACCTTCGCATTTTACCGACGTGTTGTTTATTTCTTTTCAGCTACGAAAGAATATAACTCCTTTGCTTTTTCCATCAACTCTTCCATTGAGTACATTTTATAGGCATCTTTGACTTGCGCCTCAATGTCTTTGCGGGCTTTTTCACCCTCTCCGATCATGTTCTCATAGAACTGGATGTTCATATGATACTGTTGATCCATGTATTCTTTTGCAAGTTGAAGCATTTCTGCTCTGATTTCAAACGGGTTTTTATTAGACATACTTTTCTCCTGTGTTGTGTGTGTTGTCTTCATTCTTAGGATATGCTACTTAGACATGTAGCTATTACAAAGACACATAATCCACTCAATGCAACTTGTGCAACTGCATCGCAGAATGTGCCATCGCAACTCTTCAGAAAAGAGATTGCTCTATTCATCGCCTCTTTTACTCCTATTGGTGCGTGGATGATAAGGGAGGGATTTGCACCCCTCCCCAGGTTCTTATTTGTCTTCTGTTAGAAAGACTTCCTCTCCGGATCCAATATCGATCTTTCGAGGCTTTTTCTCTTCTGGAATTACGTTCTCTAGGTCAATCTTTAGGATACCATTTACAAGGTCTGCCCCTCGTACTTCAACGGTATCTGCAAGAGTGAATGTGCGTGTAAAGTCACGTGCGGCGATGCCTTTGTGAAGATACTCTGCACTGTCATCTAGTTTCTTCGTACCAGATACTTTCAACTCTCCATCTTCAACAGTAATATTGATTTCGTCCTGAATGAATCCAGCGACGGCAATTTCGATCACGTAATGATCGTCCTCAGTCTTTACGATGTTGTAGGGAGGATAGTTACTTTGTTTTTGTTGAATGCCATTCAACATGTGCATACGATCAAAGATTCGGTCGAAACCAACTAAGTCGTTGCGTAGGCTATTGTTTACTTGCGTAAATGTCATATCATTTCTCCTTTATAAAAGCAAGATTAATTATGTAAGCCCTCAAGGGCGCTTACGTCTTTATTTATACATGAAGAATGGTAATGCTACAAAAAATCTTCATGTATTTTAGTAATGACTAGGATGTTACTGAGTTATACTCCAGTACTACCAAAGCCACCGCTTCTGTCAGTCTTCAAACCAGGCTCTTCGTCTACAACTTCAAACGTGACTTGTTCCATTGGAACTACCTCGCCTTGTGCAATACGATCACCGTCTCTAATATGAAACGGCTCATGTGAGATGTTGTGAAGCATGACAAAAGTTTGGTTCACATAATCAGAATCTACAATGCCTTCGCAGTTAGCAACTACGATACCATTCTTCAATGCAAGTCCTGATCTAGGGTGAATTCGTAAACTTTTGTTTGCGTCTAAGTCGAACACTAGTCCCGTAGGCACTAGAATGCGCTCATCTGAGTATAGTGTCAATGCACCATATTCATCGACTGTACGTTTACCTTTTTTACTAACGTTACCGTATACAGTTACTTCGTCAAAGGCACGTAGACTTGCTTTTAGATCAAAGCAGGCAGCCCATTGGCTACCGTATTCAGGCAACCACGCATCTTCCCAAAGTTTGTACACTCGTAGTGTTGTGGGCCAAACATGGTCCCATGACACCTTTACGTTGGATGGAATTGAATACTCACTCGTAATAGGGTAATCCACTGTAAAGGATGTACTCACGCCGAGTGTGTCTGGAAAAAGGTCTAACTGTGGAGTACCAAACTCCGAGTCATAAAGTTGCTTCTCTGTCATTGTCTAAGGTCCTCATACATTTCACTATAAAGTCGATGTTTGCTCAAGTCGCCTTGAGGCTTTGGGTCGTTCAGAAGTTTCCACCAACGCTTGATGCGTTCTATCATAACAAATTCTCCTGTTTACTTTTTCTTGCCGATACTGTACTTCGCTACCAGTTCCCACTGGTCCTTCTCTTTGTATGGCAATATTTTGATTTGCGACAAGGGTGCCGCTGGCTCATCTGCTATTGATGCAGACATAGTTTTGATCAGTCCCCATTCTTCAAGAAGTTTCACAATGGTATTTCTACGTGCTTTATCTTCATCAGAGAAGTTGTTTATCTTGCCGTCAAGCATAAACAGTTCTTTGAAGTGTACGATATAGTACTTACCTTGTTTGTGAAGAATGTGACAGGATTGATATAATTTCTTGTCTTTTCTCGAAGCGATTCCAATACGAGTCAATGTCTCTTTGATTTTTAGAAAACTTTCTTCGCTTGGTAGTTCGACTTCGACAAGTCTCTCTACGATATTCATTTTTTATTTCCACCTGTTTCTAGTTGTTGTTCCATAAAATTTAGCTGTTCACTGGACAACAAAGGTAGATATTCTCTTGCGATATTGCGGTTACATTTATAAGTAGCGCATATCATATCCAATTCCTTATCACCAGCATCTTTTACCCACCTCGCAAATCGCTTTTGAGGTCTTACACTATTTAGTAAAAACTCGTACTGAGGACGATGGTCTAGACTGTGGAATTGGTTTACTAGATTGGCGTGGAGAATAGTGTCTGGGAAGTAAGACAGTGCTTTGTTCACTAGAAACGGACTGTACTGCTTCTCAGCCAAAGCATCATTCTCGCTGTCACGCATCATATTCTTTTTGCTTTGGTTTATGGTATTTACATAATCAAACGGATTGCTCATAGTCTTCACTCACATAAGTTAGGTCGTGCTTTTCGGAGCACTTTTCACATACATACACTTCACCTATTCTTTCATCTTCATATCGATACTTGATGGTTGAGTATGTTTTGCCGCATTTCTTACGACAGATTAGGCACTTCTTAGTATTCAGGAGTTTCATTTCCAATCGATCTCTGCCATGAGAGTAGCGAGTGCGGCTACACGGTTGATCTCAGAGTTAGCAACGAATGCTTCTTTGTACTGATATTCAGCCAGAATGATGATAGCATCTGCCACGCTTTGTGTACTATTTACTTTACTTGGCAGTATATCATACAACTGGCGATACAAGACCGCACTGTCTATATCAGTGTTCTCTGCAACCCACTTACGCATGTTAGTGAAGTCACGCTCTTTCATCATAGTGATGAGTGTACTAATGTTGTCACTAGACTTATTGGCTAAGATACCAGAGTCGATGCGACCAGTAGAAGAGTAACGCTGTAGTTCGTTGAGGACTCTACGCCAATCAGGGAAATAAGTCTTGACCAACTCAGCAACAGCATTACTATCGTATTCGATATTTTCGTCATTGAGAATGCCTTTTACACGTTTGAAAAATTGACCAGCAATTGCTTGCTTTTCATCTTTAGGGATACTGAACTCAACAACACTACACCGTGAGTGCAAGGGTTCAATGATACGGTTCTTGAAGTTACAAGTTAGAATGAAACCGCAGTTCTTACTGAACTCTTCCATAAAGTTCCGCAATGCAGGTTGCGTAGAGTTGGGGTTCAAGTAGTCTGCTTCATCTAATATAACATACTTACGACCACCACTGAATGATACAGTAGAAGCGAAGTTGGCAATTTCAACACGTAGCGTATCGATGTTACCATTCATAGAGCCGTTGATAACTATATAGTCTGCATTGATTTCATCAAGCATTGCTTTAGCGATAGTTGTCTTACCGACACCAGCACGACCAGTTAGTAATAAATTAGGAACGTTGTCTTGATCGACAAACTGTTGGAATGTAGTCTTTAGAGACTCAGGTAGTACAGCATCTTGCACAGTGTGCGGGCGATACTTCTCTACCCATAGAAAGTCTTCTGTCATAGGTCACCTCATAATAAAAATATATCAACATAGTATAGAGTAAAAAGGGGGCTATGTCAAGCCCCCTTTTCGTGGAATTAGCTAGATGCTTCTTCCGTTGCTTGCTCAGGTGCAGGCGCTGGTGATTCTGGCATCGGGTCGCCAGGAACACGGTCGATCTGACCTTGCTCTTTGGCATGATTCAAGAACGCCATGAAACGCTCACGAACTGTCCCGACAGGAACCAGCTCCTCGCCTCTGATAGCACCTCTCGCAGTAACGGCATCGATAATCTGCACAGTGGCGGCGATGTCGTTTAGTGAAAGACCAGGACCCTGGTCTGGTGCTTGCTCAGTTGCCTGAGTGTCTGTTGCTTCAGTCATAATATTACTCCTATTTACTGTTGATTGCAATCCAGTATTGTACCTTGTCAGATTTGAAATGTGCCATACCTTTAGAAGACAAGGCGACTTCATAGTCGTATGGCATTAGCTTGAGATTGTCAACTTTGATTGTCATAGTGAAATGACCAAAGTCTCCGTTCTCACCAACAACAACGTCATAATTGTCAGATGTTGGATTTTTGCTGTCAACGGCAGCCAATGAAAGAGTGCTACCTTCGCCTTTGAAAGCGATCTCAGGTAGTCCTAGTACACCAGCGGCACGAATGACACTATCGATATCATCCCAAGTCACTTTGACAACTGCTTCAGGATCTGGAACAGTAATGTCTTTGTTCGGTGGAACGACAATCATATTTTCAGCAGTGTAAGTATAGTTCAAAGAACTGCGCTTACCTTTGATGTTGAATCGACCATCGCCAAATGCAACATCTGCATCTTCAAATAAACCAAGCGTGGCAAGGAATCGACCTAAGTCGTATACACCAGCTTGACTATCAAAATTCTCACTCACAGTTGCGGCAGCCATAACTGTCTTCTGTGGAGAGATTGTTCTAATCATATCACCAGGTCTGAACAACAGACTTGGGTTGATCTGAGAGAAGTTTTTCAAAACGCTCATTGTTTCGTCACTAAATTTCATAATCTATTTCCTCTTCTTTCTACGGTTAGTAGGTTTATTTATACTCGATTTTGCCGTCTTTGTCAAGTCTTTTTCATTATTATCATAATGTTTTTTACTTGACTCTTTACTCGCTGTAGGTGATGCATCGATCATAGCGATATGACCTAAGCTACCTCCAAAAGTATAAGACCCCACATGTTTGATCTGCATCCATGGACACATCCATATGCTTAGACCAATCTTACGAGCATAGTTACTAAACATGTAGTCTTCTGACAAATACCTTTTTGACACTGGTTCAATCATCGTATCAAAGAATGCTGTGATCTCATGCGAACCATCAAAGTTCTCAGTTCGTACATGATCAGGCTTGTAGCGTAACTCAGGATACTTATCAGCATACTTGATAAACGCTTTCTTATCTACGCACATGAAACCTGTGCCGCCCTCTTTGATTTCGGTTACCTCTTTTATCTGAAACGACTTCATGCCGTCTATAGTATTGAAGACGTAATCTCCACCAAAATCTTCTAGATCGAATGGGTTCTTGTCACCGTATCCAAGATCAGATGCTTTCTTGATCTTCTCCCAAGCTATTGTCTTTTTAGGATACGGTCCACACACAACGTCTTTACCTGCGTCACTATCTGTAAGAAACAGTAGTGTCAAGGCATCACGATAGTCGAACCCAATGTCACTATCAATAAAGAGTAAGTGGGTAGCATCAGAACGTAGAAACTCATCTACGCAATAATTTCTAGCCCTAGTAATTAGAGACTCATTGAACATGTAGTAATGTCTAAGACTAATCCCATGCTTTGTGCATATAGACGTTAGATCGTTTACTGACTTAGTGTATAAGCCTGCACATTGTCCACCGTACATAGGCGTTGCAACAAATAGCCGCTTGCCTCTTAGTACTTCAAGATCAAGATTCATTATATTCCTCACGCTTTCTTTTGAATTCTTCAGCGAGATTCAATTGCTCTTGAATCCACTTTGCAGATTGTTTAGATGTAAATGCGCCACCATCTACGCTAGGCATACGATCATCTGTGCCGATGCCTCTAATAACAGATGAAGATAACATCAACGCACCAGCCATAATCATACAGACGTGATGCATACCAGATCCATCTGAGCCATTGTCATAATCACGACCACGCTCAAAATCATCGATGTGTCTCTTTAGACTATCAATCATCTGTTGCCATGGAAGACCTTTCTCCCAGTTACGATCAGCGTACTTCTGCGCTCCATATTCTAAGGCTGCCGCACCGGCGGCTAGCCCCTCTAGAGGTAATTGTTTCATGTAAGGCACACCAAGTGCTTCTCGCTCTGCACCACTCTCTGATGCCGCAAACTTACCAATACTCTCTAGGTCTATCTTAGGACCGCATTTACTTTCTTTCACATTATGCAATTGTGCTTGTAAGCCACTTGCTCCAATTTTCATTATCTACCTCTCAGTTTGGTCATGTCCATTTTCAGCACGATGGATCATTTGTAGTCTAAGAATATCTGCCGCTACATCATGGGTGCTATCATGTGCAACGAAAGTTTTATGCCAGTAATCTTCATCTGCTACTGGGATGAACCCATTGTGCTTGATGCCGAAGTTGAATTTGGCATCGATGAAGGTACGTATATCACGAACTTTGTAGTACTTTAGATACTCGCTAAACAAGTGTCCGTTACCACTCTCGTTCATAATTCTCCATATGATAATGGGATCAAAGGTGTTACTTCTTGACCACCAGTAATCCACATTTCTCTGTTCTCTTAGATATGCTAGTATAATATCACAAAAGGGCTGTACTGTCAAGTCATTTTCTGTTGGCTTGAGTTTATCTCTTGCGGCTTTAGGCAATCTCTGCCAGAACTTGAGGTCTTCTTGTTCGAAGCCACATTTCCAGTTCTCGACTTGATCTCTTACATCTAGCTTGACCGTTTGAATGTTGGACGCTAACTCCTCAAACGAGTAAGGGTTCTCTACAAACCTATCCCACTCAAATGCGTAGTACGCCATATCAACTATTGGACAGATGTGAACGTTGGCACCAACTGTCTCTAAATCAAATATAAAATCTTTTTTCATTCTCACTCTTGAAAGTTCGTTTCAAGCCTCATACCATATTCATTGTTATCAGATGATATTATAACATCTTTCTTCAACTTTAGCAAGTTCTTTTTGAAAGGAGTGTAATCTACAAAGTGGTGCCATCTACCATATCTCCAGACAAGTCTTGCTACGTCTGGGTGCATGTCAACTAGCATCTGTGACTTATTCACAGTACCCTCTGTGTTGTATCCAGTCTCTTTGAACCCCTCACTTTCTACATTCTCTGCGTGATAAAACTCAGCAGTATTACCACCTGCAACTGTTTGAGTAGCCGCTTTGCCCTGTAAGAAAGCATTGAACTGTACACATACATCACCGTCTTTCATTACTCGTAGGCAGATGTCAGTATCTTCGTTATATCTACCACGCCATCTATGCTTACAATCATTCCTGATAAGAAGACTAGAATATATACGGGTGTTGGCAACGTAAGGAGGATACTTCTGATCTGGCGCAATAAAGAATCTATACTGTGGACCAGCGATGTAAACATTGTCATATCTTCCTACAAAATCTTCCATGGCTCTAAAGCCAGCTCCGCTCTCAAAGCGAATGCGTTTGTTCTCGTTTAGGCGATAGAAGTCAGAGATGTTATCATCAAACACCCAGTGACTTGTAGCCCCTAAACTTATAGAGTGGTCCCATGCCCAGTTTCTTGCCCTACCTGGACCATCACCATGATTTGAAAAAGGGGCAACTAGGAGCGTCACGTAATCACGTATGCTGAAGTTGTCTAACGCCTTATCATAGTCATCAAAGTCTTGTGGTTCTATCACGATGTAATGCGGAATCTTCATGCGGGCAAGTGACCTTGACGTATGCATGGATTCGTGACGACCCTTTGACACGATGTACATGGGAAACTGTGGGAGTGTCTGCGACTCATCTACCCAACGTAGTAGTCTATTAGCAGTTATCTCCAATTTGGGATGCCAGATAGACTTAGATTTTTCACTAAGATGCTTCTGACCAATTCTTTTTGCGAAGTCTTTGTAATGCTCTTCTGTTCTGAACATGACGTGAACTGTGCGATATGGTGGACAGTCTTCTTGTATGAACTCTGGCATACCTTGCCAATGTTCTGACCACTTAGCGTTCTTATCGCCATCTTCTGCAAGTTCGACATCAAGAGTAGTATCGACTTTCGCTTTTCTGTTTGCCCTCTTAGGCTTTACCAGTTGTTTGTCAACTTCAATATTAGTTGCTTGCTCTTCTGGGAATAATGACTCAGCAGGATCGTTCAGAGGAAAGAATACTGCTTTATCGTTTGAGTGTATGATCTGTCCTATCTTAGAACAGAAATCAGCAACGTCATCCAAACTACGGAAGTGTACGTATAATACTTTATACACGTCATCGTACTGGCTCTTAGCTTTAGTCTGATCATACAGAACTGGCTGTACAGGCTCATCCATAAACCTATCTAAACTAATACCGTACTCATCCTTATCACGCTTGTCTGCGTCTAAGAAGTTATCGTAATTTGCACTTTCTTTTACACTCATAAAAACCTCGTTAAATCTGAAAAAGATTTATTGTGGTCATTATAACGTATATCGATCACCTTGTCAAGTCTTATTTTCCAATTTGATAGACTATGCTTCTCTTTTGTCATCTCCGCTATCTCTCTACGAAATGGTGACATAGCCTTAGTGTGCTTCAATATAGCAGACTCAAAGTCGCTACTGCTACACTTACGTCTGATCATATAGGTGTGTCTTGGATCAGCGGCGATGCCTTCGCTTGAGTGAGTGATAGTATCGTCACACATTAGCAAAGTTGGTACACCACAGCCTAATGCTTCCATTGCTGTGATACCCCAGGACTCTTTAGGCCAAGTTGAACAGAAACTAAGAGACTTAGCAATGTTCTTCATTACGTCATCATGAGCCAAACCACGCATAGTAAAGCGTGGATCTTTCCAGTGTTGATTGTTCAGCACATAGTCGTTGACTGTGCTACTCTTATATACACCATCGTTAGTCATCACTAGGCTGTTTAGCTTAGATCGCTCTAACTTACTATGTACGAGAAATGGTGCCTTCTCGTTGTCACATCTGCCTACTGTAGAGACATCGTAACATATATCTTCATTGTTCCACGTGTTCTCAAACGGAGTATCTTTTGGCAGATATGAAGGGTTGATATATCCCTTGATCTCACCGAAGTCTACGTTACGTATTCTCAATGCCATTTCTTTGTGGTACTCATATTGTTTAGGACTCACAAAGTAGATATGGCATCCACTCTCGTTCAAATCTCTCAATATTGTGCCGAGTTCTACCATACGTATATCACGCACAAGTGGTTCATGCATAATACAAATTAGTGGTACGTTGAAAGACATCATCATATTTCCCCACCAAGGATTGTTGAACAAGATCATATCTGGATCATGCTCCGCAATAGCGTCAGTGATTACTTTACGTGTACGTCTCTTCTCTTTATCTTCTTTAGTGACTGCAACTGGTATGATGCCATCAATATTATTCTCTAAGTCCTGGCAGAACTTCTCAATACCACCAGTGATCACTTTACCGTTAGTTTCAGCGTTCTCTACTAATTCGAAATGTGTGGAGTATGGTAAGAGTATCTTCATTTTTTCTTGTTCACAAAATCTGACTCGCCCCATACTACGTTTGTACGTAGACTGCTAGACGAAAATCTATGGTCTCTATTGTTGAAGTAAAGTTCTATGTTTCGCTTATCACAAACATCTCTACCAGTGAATTCTTTGTCTTTATATTCTGGACCTAAGATACGAACATCAATGAGATATAGTTCGAGGATATCTTTCAAGTCGTTTTCAGTGGCATACACAATAACTTCATCAACGTACTTCACAGCCGACAGTTGTGTATAACGCTCAACAATGGATTGAATGGGAGAGTTCTTCTCTGGTCGATCCAGAGCAGGATCGATTTGAAGACCACATATCAAGTGATCACATTGCTCTTTTGCTTCACGTAGCATCATAACATGTCCTGCGTGTAACAGGTCAAACGTACTACATGTAAATCCTACACGCTTCGATTTCTTCATCATATAATTCACCTTATGAGTTAGCGGCAATCTTCCTTTCGATGGATACCATTTCATCTTTCATTCTCAATTTCTCTTTCTTGAGAGGTGTCACATACTTAGACTGACACTTCTCTGCTTCAAGAACCTCTATGCGAGTGTGAAGTTCGTGATGCTTTCGTTTCAGTGATGATAGTCTGTCTTCTAACATTAGTCATCTCCTATGAAGCCATTCTACTAAAGTTCTTCACCTTTTCGAATCTGATTACGTTGTCAAACTTCTCATAGAGTTGATCGCCTTTGTGACTTATTATAAAGATATTTGAGTCGGCTGTCAACTCATTTATTATTTTTAGGAACTCATCTGTACCTGCGTTGTCGAGTGATGAGTCCATGATCTCATCCATCAATAGCAAATTGGTAGACACTGAGTTACGCAATTTAGATACAGCCCGCCACGTGAACAGAAGGGCTAGATCAATTCTTAGTTTCTCACCCTCAGAGAAAGAGGAGTAAGAGAATACGTCACGGAATCTGGACTTGATAGTTTCGTTGAATCCCTCATCCAGTTCAAACTGAACGAAGAAGTCCATCGCCGCTAGGTATTTATTGATTAGTTTATTCATGACTGGAACGTACTGCTTGATGATACGAGTCTTGATACCACCATCTTTCAGCATAGACGATACAATGCCCATCATCTCTTTGTCATCGAACAACTGGTTCTGTCTATTGTGATACGTCAACAGATCGCCCTGTAACTTCTCAATAGCAGATGTGTCGATTGCTTCTACAGACTTCTCTGCTTCTGTTAGTTCATTCTTGATGGACTTACATACACCCATAGCAACACGGTGTGTGGCATTGTGTTCGCTCATCTGCATGTTCTTATCAGATATAACGGACTCTACCTCATCAATCTCAGTAAGTCGTTCATTGACCTTAGTGAATCTACCATCAAGTTCAACTGTCGCTTCTTCGATCTTGTTGATCTTATCGCTAGAGCCTTGTATGGTCTCCTCTTTGAAATGATGGTCGATACCTTGCTTACAAGTGGGACAGTCATCGTTGTGCTGGTAGAAAGCAATATCTTTACGTAGCTTCTTCAACTTATCTGATAACTGACCCTCAACTTTTTCTAGTTCTTGTAACTTCTTCTTGACTGTAGCCTTGTCAGCAATAGTCTCACCCATCTCTTTGATCTCTTCTATAAGAGTATCTACTGCCGATTGCTCGGCTTCAATGAGTTCGATTTGTTCTTTCAACTTGTCTTTGAGTTTAGTTACCTCTGTCTCTTTCAGTTGTCGAATAGATTCATTATGCTCTGTAGCACTTTCAATCTTATTAGATAGTAGATCGATCTGGTACTTTATCTCTTGAATCTCTTCTTTGTTCTCTGAGACACGTTCTTTGAGGAGCGTGTTCATCACAGTAAAGATTTGAATGTCAAGCAGGTCTTCTATGACCTCACGTCGGTCTTTAGCAGATAGTTGCATAAATGGTACAAACGTACTAGAACCCAGTACAACTACTTGACCAAAAGACTTGTAGTTCATCTTTAGAATAGTCTCTTCTAGGTACGCTTGGTAGTCACGCACAGATGCATCTTGGTTGAGTAGTTGATCGTTCTTCCATATCTCAAAGATGTTTGGCTTGATACCACGCTTGATAGTATACTTGTTGCCTGAGATGTTGAAGTCCAGTTCTACCATCAGTTCTTTCTGATTGATAGAGTTCAATAGCTGTGGCTTTTTGATATTACGGAATGCTTTGCCATACAGAGCAAAGGCGATAGCGTCTAACATAGTAGACTTACCAGCACCGTTGTCGCCAACAATTAGAGTAGACTTACTCTTATCTAAGATAATTTCTGTCCACGAATTGCCTGTTGATAATATATTTTTATATCTTACCGCCTTGAATAAGATCATAGATTGATAGCCTCACTATATAAATCACCTAGAAATTTCTCTAGTTTCATCTTGTCACCCTTCACTTCCAAATTCTCAAGATACTGACGCAATATGGTCATCGTGTCCTGAGCCTCATCAATCAGTTCTGATTCGTCTACAAGGTCTAAGTTCTGATGATCATCAACAACTTTGATGTCGGCAGGGTTAGCAGATTGTAGCCTATCAAGGAACAAATCGAAGATGTATGGATTCTCCTTATTAGATACTATAACTTTTATGAAGGTGTTTGTCAAGAGCGAAGTGTCTAAATTTGCAACATCTTCTATAGTCATGTCAGCATCATTGTACATAATCTTATGGAATAGACTGTACGGGTTGCGTACATGCTCCATAGTGCGTGTCTCAGTATCGAATACACTAAAGCCACGTTTCTGTTCGTGATCAGACCAAGTCATCTCATATTGAGCGCCTAGATAAGTGATGTTACCTAGCTTAGATGGCTGATGAAAGTGACCAGAGTATACTGAGTCAAACTTTTGGAAGATGTTACGATCTAGTCCAGTCTCACATATATGACCTTTATCCATCTCATAACCTACGATCTCAAAGTGACCCATGAGTACTTGCGCTTTAGTATCAGCAAAAGCCTTCATGCTCTTATCGTAGTTATCTGCACACATCCATGGTGCTAACATAACCTTACACCCGTCCATGTCGAGTTCTACTGGCTCTTCCCAGTATAGATGTAAGTTCTCGTAGTTAGACGTGCCATACAATTGTCGTAGGCTGTTCACTGAGTTAGTATTCTTGAAGTATGTGTCATGATTACCAGCAACGATATAAAGCTGGATATCTTCTTCTGCACACACCTTCATGAAGTTTTCTTCTAAGTTCTTCGCTGTAACAAAATTGATATACTTACGTCTATCTGTCAAATCTCCTAAGTGAAAGATCGTCTTGATACCGTTTTCACGTAGATAGGGGAAGAATACCTCACGATAGAACATATGCATATGCTCTGCAATGGCGGCGTTGTCGTTACGAGCGCCCCAGTGTGTGTCGTTGAGTATCGCTATCTTCATTCTTTTTCCTCTTTTTTATCCTCATCGATAAACTTCTCAAGACCCTTTCGTGCCTTGGTAGTCTGCTTCTTCTTAGACTCCATGCGCTTCTCATAGTTAGCAACGAAGTCAGTCATGTAGTCATTGTTCAGGTCGACATAGTTAGCATCGCCCTCAGCATCACCATCTTTGTCTACTAGTGTGCCTGTGAGCATAGAGTTTTCTGTCACCTTATGTCTAATATACACTTGTTTCTTCTCTTTGTCAATACGTCTGAGAAAGGCATACCAGATTATTTGTGTGAAATATGCAAAGGGGTTCTTAGATTTTGTTGGATCAAAGTTGCCTAGTGCTTGGATAGCGTTCTCTAGGCCATCACTTACCATCTCTTCTCTGTAGGTGTAACCTGAGAAGTTTGGCTTAGTAGATAATCTGTTCGAAATCTGATAGATACACTCACCGATGTAGTTCGGTATCTGAGGATTTGGATCACCTGAAGCCTCTGCTTCTTCGCATAGCTTCTTGTAGTTGATAATCGCTTCCAGAAACTCTGCGTTGTTTACGTAATTTTTAGAGGCTCTTTTTTTCATTTATAGTTCTCCGTATAATAAAGTTATACAATAGTCTATATAATATCACAAACACGACTGCCTGTCAAGTAAAAGTTTTTTTCATTTATGTATTGACAAACGGTGAGACCATGTGTATAATCTCTTTAACGCCTTTGAGATAAGACTAATGTTTTATAGATGACTTAGCTTCAAGCATGGTTGTAAACATATCTTCGAGGTCATCATTGTCATCATCTGACATAGAGTAGTCAGCATCTTCAGTCTGGTATCCGGTAGTTATTCTCACAACAAAATCATCATAGTATTGAGTGGCTTTCGTACTGGCTTTAGACATGTGTATGATATCTTTTTTAGCGAAGACGCACGAAGTCTCTTCGGAGAAGAGCAAGTAAGACTTAGCGTACAATCCTTGATGCGGATCTACTACAACTTGGATGGGGTTATTTACTAGAACATTTTCGCCAGTTTCAACGTTGCCAGCCTCGACAACGCCAATGATATCCTGACCTGATGATAATTTTATCGTTACGTATTCAGTCATTTGTTATCCCTTTATGTCAACGTTGTAGATTCTGAATTCAAACTCTTCATCACTATAAATTTTCACACGTTCTTTGAAATGCTTCACAGCGAAGTTTTCTTTCTGCTTCCACTGTAAGTTGTCTACTATGTCGTATAGAGTTGCTTTATCTTTGCCGTTGCCTTTTCTCAGAACTCTACCTATCGATTGGAGATTTCTGATTTTCGATTTACTCGGGCTTGCAAAGATAATGTTATCCAAACGCTTGATATTGACACCAGTACTAAAGGTACCATAACTAGCGAGAATAATATTGTCAGTCCCTGACTCAACCAAATGTCTAACTGCCTCACGTTCCTCCCCACTAATTGCTCCGTGGATAAAGTGTACGGCTTTATTCTCATTCTGTAACATTGGATGCAATATCTTACCATGCTTCTCAACAAACTGAAACAGTATGAGAGTGTTACCCTCAAGTGACCAAGCCAAATTTCTAATAAACTTATTACGTGCTTCACTCTTTACTATCCAATCAATTTCTTCTTGATATGACTTATTCTTATTTATCTGTCTTATTTCTTGCTGGTATTCCAATATGATTGCTTTGATGTTGAAGTCGGCTAGTGTCTGCTCCTCGATCAGTTTCTTAGTCTCTGTAACTTTATACACTTTACCGAACAGTCCTTCAAGTACCAGCTTATGAGTCTGTGAGTCATCTAGTGTACCAGTGAAGCCAAATCTATACTTGACGTTCGGAGTTTTCTCTAGTATCTTAGTGAGAGACTTTGCTTTGAATAAGTGTGCTTCGTCACCCATGACCACATCAAACTTGTCGAACCAGTCTTTACGCTGTTTGTAGATAGACTGCCAAGTTGTGACTGTATAGTCTGCTTCTACATTCTTATCGACACCACCAGTAATCTTGTGTATGTCTAGTTCTCTGTTCTTGTTATACTCTACAAAATCAGTAGACATCTGTAACACAAGAGATGTAGTCGGCACAATGATAAGAACTTTACGTCCTTGTTCTACGTGATATCTTGCTAGTGTATAGATGATATAAGACTTACCAGACGCTGTAGGTGAAAGAAACAATGCACGATTGTACTTTAGACCACGAACGATAGCGTTGTTCTGATAGTCTCTTGGAGGAAAAGAACTGTCAAACTCTTTAGCAAGTTGATAGCCTGCGTCATCGTTTACTTCTTGCGCCTCGTACACATCATTGATATGTTCTACTGTGTAGCCTCTGTCGTAACAAAACTTCTCGACATATCTTGTAAGACCTGCGTATACCATACCAGTCATACTATTGAATAGTCTGATCTTACCGTCCCACATACGGTTACGATATGCTGGCATGAACTTATAACCAGGTACGTAGAATTCAAAATACTCACTCAACTCCATCTTAGTCGATGGTTCTGCGTGTATGCGTATGTTGATCTCATCGACCTTTTCAATCTGCACTGTCATCTAAATAATTCCCAAAATCTGCCAATCAAAATCAAAATACCTACTGCTATGAACCAAGTGAGTGCATCACCCAAATCTGATTCATACCACACAAGTATTGTACCTACTATCCATATAACTTTTGCTGTGTATGCTTTCCAGTTCCACATTACATACAACAGACCTTCCCAACTACGCATATTTTCAGGCTTATCAAAGCCAAAGTCTGTCTTCTCTTTCTGATGTTCAAACCAACCCAAGCGCCAAAAAATTAGAGCAGGTACTCCAATCACTAGAAATAATGCGAGTAAGCCCATGAGTGGATCTGATTGTTCCATTACATAGCGCCTGTTCTAAATCTCTCCCAGTCAACAATAGTCTTCAACTGAAAGCCTCTGTTACTGATCATTTTTATGATAGACTCAAGATATGATACCTTCTCTTCAGCAAAGCCAATGCGTAGCGATAGATGTATAACATCTTTATCTGCTTCGACATATGCGGCAATGTCTTGTCTGAGTATCTTGAGAGGTTGTACTTCCCAGCCTAAAGAGTTCAGTTCAGTGATATCTAGTTCACCACGATAGTACTGACCCTTGAGTTTACATAACTCTTTATAGTCTGCTTTGAGTTTCTTCAAGCGTAGACCCTCGTCTACGTAGTGCTTGAAGTACTTGTTGTGTAGTTTAGGTATCTTTGCGCTTTCGTTAGATACGTTGGTCTGATCGATTTCACTATCTTCAGCCCACATTGTGTAGATGTCTTCTATATTCATTCAATTCCTCACGGTCAAAAAATACATGCTTATACATTATAACTGGCTAGAAGCCAAAAGTCAAGATAGAACTTTGATGGTGTACGATGAGTATCTAAAAGTAATATCTGTTGTTGGTACAGTAGGCACACTATTAGTTATATCAAGTGGCAAACCGCCAACGCTGGTCGGGAACATATCGATAAAGGTGAACTCTACGTTAGGGTTCTTACCGTTAGTTAGTAGTGTAAGTGTAGCATCAGAGTATACTCCGTCGCCACCATCGCCGATCAAATCTGCGTATTGTTCAAAGCCCTCAGGTTTTGTTAGACTGATCAGCCAGTTCCACGCATCTAAGTACGCACCAAGATTTTCATCTATAGCGATTTGCATCGTGAGATCACCAAACTGCACTTTATCGCCTGGACGATATACAGTCTTGAATGGTGTCATCTGTTCAGTTACGCCAGATGAAATGTCTGGTATAGTAACGTTCTGAACAAAGAACTGTGTGTTGGGCATACGCTTTAGTTGAAAGCGAAACTCAACTGGATTTAGAAAATTTTGTAACTTCATATTACCCTCATAGAAGTAATTTGGCTCTGTTACTATTTATACGCACAAAAAAAGGGAGCCCGAAGGCTCCCTAATCTGTTCAGTCAACTAGCTTCCCGCTAGTCTCTGACTTCTTATTATAGAAGGTTGGTTACTGCTGTACGTCTGTAGTAGACGTTAGTGTTAGCAGCCAGTGCGCCTTGGTTTGTTTGAGTTGCGCCACGTGCGAATGGGTTTGCAACCATTCCGTAACGAGTCTTGAAACCAATTTTTGACTGGAAGCTGTTCTCACCAACTGCACGAACCATTTGCAATGGAACGTATGGGCAATAGAACAGACCGGCATCAAATGCACTTGAGCCTTTGTAGCCAACAACCATGTAGTTTGCGCCTGCATATGGATCAACATATACACGGAAACGACCATTCAGAACACCGACGAAAGTGTTACCAGTATCGTCAGGCTGTAGGTTGTTAGAGTTCAACGCTGGAGCGTAGTCTAGTACACCAGCCATTTGTAGAGCAGATGCTACATCTGATGAACAAAGGATAATGTTACCTTTCCCTCTACGAGTAGCTTTCGCAATTGCGTTAGCTTCTGTTTCGATTTGGAACATAAGACCTTTGAACTTCTCTACTGACCAACGACCGTTAGCATCGACATCTAAGTCGAAAGTACCGGCAGAAGCAGTACCCGCAGAACCTGCAACAGCGTTGCTGTATACAGTACGGATCACTTCACGGTTGATCTCAGCTAGAAGCTCGGCAGACAACATGTTAGCCAACTCAGTTTCAGCATCCAAACCATGGATAGCTTTTAGATCCTGAGCGAGTTCAGTTGTGTACTCTGCTTTCAAGGCACGTGACTTAGCTTCAACAGAAACTTTGTCGATTTGGAATGACATCTCAGCGAAAGATCCAGCAGTAGTGCCTAGTTCTTCAGCGGCATTAGTAGTCATACCAGTACCTGATGTTTCTGATCCTGCACCCAATGCGTTAGCGTGAGTACCAGTACCAGAGAAGTCTGTGTCTGCTTCGTTATAGAACGCTTCAGATTTGACTTCGTTGTTTGCGCCATCTACGTAGTTGCTACGCATTGCAAAGATCAGACCAGTTGGTCCAGTCATAGGCTGTACGCCTGCAATATCGTATGCTACCAAATTAGGCATCGCACGGCGTACTAAAGAAATTAGTACGGGATCATACTTGTCCATTTGGCCAACGTTGTTGACGGGTCCTAATTCAGCTTCAGAAAGAAGTGTATTAGGTGAATATGACTGACCCTCTTTCAAGGCAGTCTCTGTGTTTTCAAGCAAAGTGGCTGTAACAGCTTGACGATGCTTGTCTTGAATGCCAGGAAGTGCTTCATGCTCAAGCACTGGGCCCCATTTTTGCATTAGTTCTTCGTTTCTCATTTGAAATTCTCCTTTTTGAGATTTATCTAATGTTATTTATAAATTTGTTTAGCTTGCTAAACGACCAAGGCTTGCGGCGTAGGCGGCGATCTGTGGATCGACTACTACTTTAGTTGCTTCCTCTTCCTCAGCGGCTTCTTCTAACAGTTCAGTAGCATCTTCTACTGGAGCAACTGTTTCGGCAAAGTAGCTGTCTTTGATTGCGGCAACTTTTGAAGCATATTCTTCAACTGATTCAAAGCTGATACCTTCGGACAGAGTAGCAAGTTTCTCAACTTGGGTGTCTGTGAGACCTTCAGTCACTTCTTTAAATTTAGCTTCAGTTTCAAGCTTCTGCTTTTCCTCTCTGATGGTCATCAACTCTTCTACAACTTCGTTGTACTTTGTCTTTGACTCTTCAAGTTTCTCTTCTGCCTGAGCAACATGATCAACTGATTCTTGATCAACTTCCATGTTATGCTCTGATACAAGAGACTTGATTCCACCTAGTAGCGACTCTGCAACTTCAACTTTGATGTTGCTTTCAATCGATACTCTGTTTTCTTCCATCCAACCTTCGATAACGTAGTCTAGATAAGAATCAACTTTTTCTACTAGGTCTTCTACAGCAGATTCAACCTGCTCCTGAAGATCGTTTTCAAATTTCTCTTCTAGTGAAGCTTTCTCTGCTAGTACATTCTCATGTACAGCCGCTTCAAATACTGCTTCGACCTTAGTTTTGAAATCTTCGCTTAGGTCTTGGCCTTCGAAAAGACCTTGAAATGCTTCTTTCAAACCGGCATCGTTAGTACCTTGGGGAGTCTTTACAGAATCCTCAACGTTGTCCGCCTTAGGGTCAGCCGACTTCTTCAAGTCGCCCTTACGTTTCTTGACTGCTCCTCCTGCTGGAGTTACGGCATCCGCAGATTCCGAATCTTCACCAGTCGCCTTAGCTTCGTCAAGTTCTAGGTCTAGATTTTGTTCTAGTTCACTCATTTGACTTCTCCTTTAACAAGTATTATTGTCTTGTGTATTTATAAATTTCATTTCTTCGTCAGCGAATTTATAAACCGTTCAAAGATAACCGAAGCTTTAGCTTCTAATTCTTCAACAGAATATTTTGCGGTTTCTTTTATTTCTTCTTCAATTTGATCAAAAGCCTGAGCCGCAGTCCAAGATGAAGAAGCAACATCGTAAACCCATTCTACTCCTTCCATGACGCCTTTTACAAAAGCATCAGGAGCAGATGGATCTGCAACGATATCACCAGCAGTAGCAAGCATAAAATCGTCTTGCACTTCCATGATTCCTTGACCATTCTTTTTCAATGATCCCATACCACGTGATGAAATACCTAAGTTAGCACCTTCATCGATAAGATTCTTTACGATCTTACCCATTGGTGTATCCATCACTTTAGCACGTCCGATAACATTCGGTCCGTCCTCTTTGAGTTCGGTAAACATATGTGATACACGGTCCAAATTGATTGTTGGACCAGCTGGATGTCCCAGTTCACCATATGCACGTTTCGCTTCAACGTAGTTTTTGTTATATCTAGCCATCTCTTTCATTAGAGTAGATGCTGGATATACACGTCCGTTTCTATTTTTGATGTCACCTTGCATGATGACGCCTTCGATGAAGTAGTTCTTTTTACCCGTTGCTTCACCAGCTTCGTTTAGTACATCTTCTGAGATATACTGAACGTCTTCAACGATTTCTTTGATTAGTAATGACATTATCTTTTCTTACCTCCGCTGAATGCAAAGTCTAGCATCTTCATGAACATATTTTCGTTCTTGTTGATAGCATCTGCAAACTTCTTGGCATTGCCTGAGTTCAGCTTATCGTGTACTTGTACCATTGCACTTGCAGTAGTCATGTCAACTTTTAGCTTCTGCCCATCTTTAAACTTGACATCTTTGGCGCCTTTTGTCTTTACGATCTTACGTAGATCATCAATGACTGCCTCAGATATCTCCTCTTCTGTTTCTTCTTTCATCGCCATTTTAGTTGCAGTGGCATGCATCACTTCGTCTGCTTTGTCACCGTAACGATCTTTGAAGCCTTTGATGTTCTTCTTCATAGACTTGACGATTTCTTCTTTCTTCTTAGCCTGTGCATCAGTCATCTCTTCTTCAGACATAGGCTTCTTTTTCTTTTTGTAAGAAGAAGTCATGTAGCCTTCTTTATGCTCTTTAGCACAATCAGGGCACTCTTCTTCTTTAGGATACATACAGCCACAGTCTTCGCATTCGATCTGTCTAGCTTCTTCGTAAACTGCCGCATCGTCCTCATGATCTGCTTTACGCTTTGCCTTTTTTGCTTTGGATACGAACTGGTCGTCCTTAGCAACAGGGTGATCTTTCTTATCTACAATATGTTTGTCAACGAAATTCTTTTCGTCCTCACCCTTTGGAGGATTTACTGTCTCGCCGATCATTTCTTTGAACGATTTCATTTTAGCACCTACTGTTCCTGTTCAGTTGTTTCTTCTACTGACTCTTCGACTTCAGCTTCTACTTCTACTTCCGTAGGTTCAAGATCCGCTTCTACACTCTCTTCTGCTGGAGAGCCGTACATCGAATCGAACTTAGCACCTAAGCTTACTTCCATCTTGTCAGCCATAACTTGATTGAAAGCCGCTTCGAATCCAGAAGCGTCTTTGTTATATGCATGATTGATCATGTCCTTTACATTCTCACTCATAATATTTCTCCTTTATCTTATATACTGTATTTATCAAAATTTAGAATTGATCAGAATCACCTTCGTCATCTGGTTCATTCTGCTTCTCATCATCTATTTGCTTGTCAATGTCTTCGATTTCATCCTCATTCATAAAGAGAACTTTCTTACGAATCCAGTTTTTAGAGAAGTATTCACCCTTATACTCATCAATATCACGTAGAATTTGTAGTCTGTTCTGTAACATCTCAGACTCTTTCAATTCTTCAAAATGGTTATCAACCATATAATCATATCTAATCGCAGCCTGAATAGATGCCCACTCTTCTGGTGCAATAACACCTTTTAGAATGAGTTGCTTCTCAAGTATCTTATCGAATAAGATAGAGAAACGGGCTCTCAGTCTACGAATAAACTTACCAAACTTGATCTCATCACGGCTAATTTCTGAAGCACGACCAAGTGAAAATCCTGTATCACTTTCTAAACGAGAGATAGGCACGTTCAATGCCTTATATAATCTCTTCTGAAAGTATAGTACATCTTCCATCTCACCCAGGTTTTGTCCACCTGGTAGAGTAGTAATCTCTGTCCCTCTGCCACCTTCACGTCTAGGTAACCAGAAGTCATCTGTCATTGACATGTGGCGTCTATCGTCTCTAACATCACCAGTAGTCATGTCATATGTAAGACGATTCTTATGCTTAGTCATCATGTCACGTAGGTATTGCTCTGCTTTCATCTTCGGCAAGTTACCTACATCAATATAAAAAATTCTTCTTTCAGGCGCACGTGAAATACGATAGATAACAACAGCATCTTCCATCATGCGTAACTGATTCAGTGGCTTCATTGCTTTGTGTAGATGTGACAACACTAGCGTATTGTTCTCATTCAATACACCAGAATTACAGTTCACAATGCTATCTTTAGCAATGCGTAGCCCAGTTTGATTAGCGTTGTTTAGATCAAACCCTTGACTAATCTGACCAGAGTTCTTATGAAAACCCTTGTCGTTGTATATAAAGTATTCGTTCTTTACTCTCTTAGTAAAGCCGTTATTACCATTTGTACCAGCTTTGTCTTTTGCATATTCACGTACTTTACGTAACTTGCGTGGATCAACAAACCTGAGTTCTTGAATGCCCTTCTTAGGTGCGCTATCATCTATCATCACGTGATAGTTTACACGACCATCGACATACCATTTTTGTACTGTGTCGTAGCCTTGGTTAGAAAAGTCAAGAAGTTTGAGTACTGTATCAAACTCTTCTCGTATTCTCTTTTTGATGTTATCTGGTAGGTCTAGATCATCTGTAACACACTCAATAGGCTTTTCAGATGATGATATATTTACCAGTTCATTTACGATATCATCAACAGCCTGTTG